TGCTGAAGCACAACCAAAAGCGATTAGGGGTATTTTCCGTAAAAAAGCCCGCTGCAACTGACCAGATAGAATCATCAATTCCGCTCGCCTCATCGAATACCAGCATGACACCCGCGAAGTTGTGCACACCAGCGTATGCGTCAGGATTCTCCGCACTCCACAACCGCCCTTCTACGCCCCAATAGCGCGTTCCCATCTTTAGATCACGTTCGACCAACTCCGCGATCCACTTGGCCGGTAGCACCCGCGTTGCGGATACCTCGAACCAATGGCTGTGAATCGCCATGCTCAACCACTTTGTTATCTCAGCCCAGGTGACGGAGCGTAGCTGCGCTTCCGAGTTAGCCGACACGATGGTCGTCGAACCTATTCGCGTGGTCAGCATCCAGATTGTGAGCCAGCTTACGAGGGCGGACTTACCGATTCCGCGCCCAGATGACACGGCCAGCCGTAATGTCTCGAAGTCTATGCGTCCGTTGTTCGCGTGGATGTGATCGCGCAGTTCAACCAACACCTCGCGCTGCCATTTGCGCGGGCCTTCGAAATGTTCAAGTGGCGTATTCGGTTTCCCCCACGGGAAGGCTAGTCTCACGAAGGCCAGCGGGTCGTTCTTCAGCGCGGGGTTCCACAGCGTCGCCATTAAGCGCTGTTCTTCCTCCGGCGAATATACCGTCGTTTGCATCTATGATTTGCCCTTCGATGACTCTTTGCTGCGCCTCTTGCAGCGCCGCCGTAATAGATATGGTCTGGTTGACCTCAACGCTCATAGCTTGTTTGGCGACCCAGTTGTGGACATGCTTCAAGACATCTAGCGCCGCCTTAGTGTCGCCAGCCATAGCTGCCCGACGCAACACGTCAGCCATTTCCATCTCGCCTTCAGCGCGTCCTTTGATTTCCGCGTATTCCGCAATCGGGTCGAGCTGAATTAAGCGCCGATATTCAGTCGGCAGCATGTCGCAAGCTAACGCCAGCGCGTCGCCCTTCAAGCCACGTTTGGCCGCTTCATATATTTTCTCTAGCCGCGCCTCAGTTGCCCGAACCTCGCGCGGCTCATGGGGGATGGAACTAAAGCCACCATCTGCATAGAAAGCCATAAAAGGATTTATAGCACACAAAAATAAAAAATAAAAAAGTTTGTGCAAACCCTGCGTAGATATTCCCACCATCCCTTCGGCCCAGCCCCCCTGTCTACAATACAGTTTACATAAACTAAGTAGACATTCAAGTTTACATAAACAAAGTTTAGGGCAATTAGGGCAATTGCTTTTTGAGTCGCAACCGCATCACGGGGAATTCCCTGGGGAAGTTTGCAAGTTTGCATCGGCGGGGCGGCTAGGGCTGCTAAACGCCCAATTACCCTAAAATATCGCAACAATTACCTTATTGGGTATTGTTAGGGCGGTTTATACAACCGCACATAACGCATTGATAACGCCTGCACATTGGCGATTTTAGGGTAATTAGGGCAATCGTTTTCGGCGGCACGGCCTATAGTAATACAATTACTAATATACCAATTATATAGACTATTATATAAGATTTAAGATAAACTTTTATTGATTACCCTAATTACCCTAAAACAGACAATTAACTAGCAATTACAAAAGGATACGCCGCCCCGTCAAACCGCCCTAAATCGCCCTATCACTACCCGTTTAGGGCAATTTCCTTCACTTTTCATTTACCCTAAATTCACACTTATCAACATAATTGCAACAAAAGTCTTTACAACTTATCCCCAACGCGCTATATGTAACGAATCAACAGGAGGTAGCACAATGCAACAAGATCGCCACGTTCAAGCTAACAATGTAATGGCCGCCATTTATGCGGCGCTTAAAAATAGCGAGTGCTCTTTAATTACCGCCAGCGCCACTTGGGCCTGGGGTGTTGAACCAGTATTTTTGGAGGGCTGAGACATGAGAACCATGCAGATAATCGAGACGATAGTATTCACGATAGCTGCCACGCTGTTTGTGCCACTGATGGCGCTGGCAACGCTTTACTTTGTATACTGATAGGGGGTTATTATGTTCACAGTTACCTATGAGACAATATCACCTGAGAGCGCCGAACACGGCGACAATGATGAAACCGGCTTTGTGTTGCCTGGCGAATGGCAGGTGCCAATTGATGATGCTATGGCCGATAAAGACGGCGTTTACACTATGTCGTTACGTGAGGCGCTGGACTTAGCGCAACCTGATGAGGATAGCGGGCGCTGGTTTACAGAAACAGGAAGCGGGCGCATTGATTATGCGACGGGGATAATAGAATATAGAGCTATCCACCCGCCTGAAAATATAACGCCTAGCAGCTATAAAAGAGTAAAGCGCCTATTGCGCGCGCGGTAAGTGTAACAAATCAACATAGGGGTAAAGATCATGCAATATGACGTAGAATACACAGACACCTTTGGCGGCGAATCTAACTATTCATGGGTGCGACGCGCAACCATAACCATGCCGGAGTTAACGCACTACGGTTACGACGGAGGAACAAACTATTGCAAAGCTAACAAGATCTATCAACGCGAGTTAATGAAGAAAGCCAAAGCAGCCGTGGGCATCACGGGCTTGCGCGGTAAAACTGAAAGTTATGGAGATATGATAGACTTTCGACCATACGGCTGCTGCACTGTCCTATTTATTACGGCTAACGTGTAACAAATCAACATAGGAGACAAGACAATGGAAAAGTATAATGGCTGGACAAATTACGCCACTTGGCGCGTCAATTTAGAGTTATTCGATGGATGTGATCCTTATGATCTCAACCATGACAGTAGTGTTGACGCTTATCATTTAGGATTAACTTTAAAAGAGATAGCAGAAGAAACAATATCGTCAGGCTGCGTAGACGTTACGCCTAATCTGGCTTTTGACTATGCAATGGCGTTTCTGTCTGACGTTAACTGGACAGAGATTGCGCGCCATATCATCGAAAACTACGTTGAGAGGGCTGCATGATGCTGACAGTCTCTCTCAACATAGAAACAATCGACGCAATAATCGCATGGATTGATAGCCAGCCCGCGCCCTTGCCGTGGCATATGATCGACGCGCGCGAGACACTACAGGAAGAACTAGACAACGAATGGGAGCGTCGCGCCGACGCTTTCTTTAACGATGGGGAAAATTACAAATGAAGTTCACATACTCTTTCGATGAATTAGAAATCATTAAAAACTATTCCGTCATGGTAGCAGGCGAAGTAGACGTAGACTATCACGTTTCGCCTGCCGAGCCAGATGTTGGCATATTCGAGCCGTATATTGACGACGTAGACATAACGGCCATCGTCTTAAACAGTAACAAGAAAGACGTGCCAGCGCTCAACATCAGCCAAGATCATTGGCTGTATAAAATGATCTATGACGCGCTCATTGATGATGAGCACTTGTTACAGTCTTGCATAGATGACGATGACAACAAGGCAGATAGGGACTACTAATGAATGTTTTAATCGCTTGTGAATTTAGCGGGACAGTGCGGGACGCTTTTGCGCGGCGCGGGCATAATGCCGTGTCTTGTGACCTGCTATTGCCTGAGACTGACGGAGTGCATTATCAAGGCGACGTGCGGGACATCCTTGCCGATGGTTGGGACATGATGATCGCGCATCCGCCCTGCACTCATCTGGCAGTTAGCGGCGCGCGATGGTTTAAAGACAAACAACAGGAACAAGCGGAGGCGCTGGCATTTGTGCAGGCGCTGATGGCCGCGCCAATAGAAAGGATCGCTATAGAAAACCCTATAAGCGTTATCAGTTCAAAAATAAGAAAACCGGATCAGATTATACAGCCTTGGCAGTTTGGGCATGGCGAGACTAAAGCTACCTGTCTATGGCTAAAAAACTTGCCAAAGTTAAAACCGACTAACATCGTTGATGGCCGCGAGGCGCGCATCCACAAGATGCCGCCAAGCCCTGACCGATGGAAAGAAAGATCAAAAACATACCAAGGCATAGCCGATGCTATGGCCGAACAATGGGGTTAATCATGTCTAAAATGAAAGATTATTACGAATTTCTGCAAATGTTGTATCGACTCGATACTGACGCTTTGCGCGTCATGTTGGAATACGAATGTGATGATTACAAGCGACAATTAATAGAAGGCGAGATAGGGGCGCGGCAATGAAAAATCTAAAGAAACGCTATAGGCGCGAGAAAAAGCGCACCCTTGATTTAATAAACCGATGTTACGAGCTAGAGGGGCAAATCGAAGCGTTAGTCGCAACATATATGAAACACGAAGATTTAAAATCTGCATTGAAAAATGACGATTGGATAAAGATAGAACGAGAGAGACAAAAATGCTGAAACCAGGCGCACAAAGACAGCTAAAAGACCCTAGCGCGCTAACGCCCTATGAGCAGAATATATGGGACTTACGCAAGCTAGGATTAACAAACAAACAAATTGGCGACATAACGGGGCAACTGCCAGCGAGTGTGGCGGCGCGCATGAAAACAATAAAAGAGAAAGTGAGCTTGCAAGATGCGCTCCGCATGGTGGGATGATCTAACAGAAAGAGAGCAAGAGTTGTTTATTCGCGACATAATCGCAGAGGTGGCCGATGAGTTTAAGGTTTTTCCGTCAGACATCATCGCGCACAAAAAGAAACCTAAATACGTCAGCGCGCGTCATAAGGCGATGTATCGCGCACGACAAGAAACAGACGCGAGCTATCTAAAACTAGCGCGCATATTCAAGCGGGATCATACAACCGTTATCCACGGTGTTAGATGTTGGGAGGCTAGGTTAGATGGCAAACAATACAAAAGAGCAAAGCGCGCTGACGGTGCTAGTAACAGTGTTGATTGAAGTCTTGTTAGGGATCAAATGAATGTATACATATCAGCTAGTCGATCCGGCCCTGCTATACGATGGCCTAGGCATATGTTACTAAGAGGGACGTGTTGACCTCCCCTAGACTTGGCCCCATGCCTAACGGCGTGGGGTTATTTTTATTTACCGATCAAGCCCCTACCAAACAAGCGCGGCGCATTTGTCATGTAATTGACGCTGAAGTTAGGCGAGTTAAGTGGCGGCGTAAAAAAATCCGACGCTTCGCCAGCCCTCATAACGGGGTTGTAATAGTCCGCTGGCGCACCTTGTCGCGTGTCAGGTATAGCCAGACCAAACCGCTCCAAATAGGGCATCAGCGCCTCTCTCATGTAATTCTGAGTATCAACCAGATAGCCATAATTAGGATTTTCTGGTATAGCGCGCGCGTATTCGTCAGGCATCTCGCCCCAGTTGATGGCGCGCATGTCGGACTGAAACCGTTTGATCTTGTCAAAGATGCTTTCGTCGGCCAATGCCGCCATAGCGTTTCTATTAAGAGTGTCCGGCATGACCGATTCCGAATACGAACGCCGCTTGAAGGCGTTACAGCAAGAGGTTAGTTCGGCCTATCTTAAAGGATACGAGGAAGCTAGGCAACGCTCACAATGGACGATCAGCGCCGCCGTTGACGAAAGCAACCGCCTTCGCTTGGCGCTCGAAGAGGCGCTGGTTGGTGCGGACGAAACAACAAAAACAAGAATTCTTGGAGTAATGCAAAGAAAATCATAAGCTAACCCTCCAAAGGGTCAGACCATGATCCTACCGTTTGCCATAAATGTCAACGGCATAGCCCCTCTTTGCAGGTGTGATAGACAATTTTAGTCAGTTCACACCCACTTAGGCTTAGACTTAGTGATAGGCACAACATTATCGTCTTTAGGCTTCTCATCATCTTTAGGCTTCTCATCGAACTTCACCGTGTTTGCTAACATATCCCTAAGTTTAGGTTTCTTGTGCTCGACCAACATATGCGGCGCGCAGAATATGTGCTTTTTAGTTTGATGCTCCGGCGTTGCCACAGACCCACAGTCAATCCAGCCCGCTTCCTTAAGCGCTTGGAACAGCGCCGCTGGCGGTATCTTCATTTTAGTAGCTGGCGCTTTAGTTGATACGGCTAACTCTTGACAGATCTTATGGAACGGACTGCCAATAACTTCACGATCAAATGGCGGCTCTTTGTTTCTTATCGCGTCTAAGATGTAACTCTCAGCCAGCGACATGCCGCTTTCGATCAGCGATGCTTTATAATCGGTCAGCGGCGGCATCATGCCTGGATTGAACTTAGACACGTCGCGGTCGTGTAACCACTGAGCGATAGCGTTGAAGCCCTCACGCTGATACCATGCAGCCATAGCCGCGCCATCGCGTGGGTGCATACGCGGCGCAGTAGACCAGACGCAGAACCAGCGACGGTCGGTAGACTCAAGCGTGATCGGTAGCCGATGATTCGTAAACGCTAGAACGAATAAACGGTTGAGCATGTAATACGGGTGCATACCTTTACGATTGATCGAGATCAGATCCGGCGGCGCAGCGATAAGCGGTTTGAGTTGGTTAGCCAATGCACGGCGTTCAACGGCCTCGCCTTCTTTCAACTCGTTAAGGACAACGATCTCGCTTTCTAAAAGATAGCCCCACTGATTGTTGATTAGCTCGTTCTTTATCAAGCCATAGTTACGATGGAACGGGCCGCATATACTCCAGATAAACGGTGCCCACATAAGATCCTTACCAGCGCCTTCATCGCCACCGTGTAAGACCGCATGGTTTATTTTGACTTTAGGTTTTTGCAGCTTGAACGCCATCATATCAAAAATGTGTTCACGCTCGCCAGTCTCAGGGACAAGCAGCTCACAATGCTTGTGCCAGCGGTCTATACTCGCGGTTGACGGAACGATAGCTGGCCGCGCTTCAAGCCATTTATTGCCATAGACAAGACCATCGCGCGTAATCGTCGCGTCCTCACCCGATGCGTAAGTGATCTCATCGACAATCTCTGCTCCTTTGGCTTGTCTGTTTTCATCATAAAAAGTAGCTGCCTCAACTTTGCGCCCCGTGTGAACTGAGATGCACTTAGTCCCACGGTAGATGGCGTTAAACGAAGGCCGCGACACCTCACGCCGCGTCACCTTATTAAAATAACCATCATCAGTTACAACATAAGCCCACTCATCAAACCAACCCGCGCGATCTTCTATAACCTCAGTGCGCCGATCTGCATCAGCTTGACGCGCCTTTGCATCATCTGGGAATATATCGTTAGGCTCGCTGTTCGCGCGCATCTTTTGACCAAGCTCTGATATAAGCTCGCTACGCAGCCCTTGCTTTTCAGTTGGCCCACCATTGTCAGCAACCCATTTCAAAAAATAATTGCTGTCGATCTTGTCTCTGCAATGACCGTGAAAACAAAAATAAGATCGCGTTGCAGCGTGATAGCGTCCTTCAATACCTTCACTGTGTTCTTCATGGTTAGGACAAACAACGCTGCGCCAGCCTTCGCCGTTAATGCTAGACAGAATATAATCATTATCGTTCAACCAAGCGGTGATGTTATCATTGCCTGTATCTTTGATGCGGATATGTTGGCTGCGCGTTGTGTTCGCATCACCTGGCGTTACGTTAAGTGCGGTGCAAATCTGTTCAAGCGTGAACAAACGGTCTGGATGAAACTCAAGTAATTTAGCTGCAAAGTTGTTACGCCCGCGTTTTAAATTAACGCTACCTGGCAGACGAAAGTTACGAACTGGATTGACTGCGCCTTTGTCAGTGTAAAGCGCATCAGCTATGGCGTTGATCGCTGCGCTAAATTCACCTGTTGTTGGTTGATTGTCTGGATCAAACGCATATCCCCACTGAATAGACCCTTCAGACGTCTCCATCTTCCATGTCGGTTCAAGCGGCGGTATGATTAACTGACCATAATCTTTCAATGATCCGATGTCGTCTAACATCATAACAAGAACGTAGTCGCAGTTAGCGGCTGATGCGCTTACTTTACCGTCAACGAAACGCTCTTTGATGTAGCAGCCCGTGTTACCATACCAAGAGTCGCCGTCCTTGATACGCACTTGCTCCGGCAAAAACGCAGGGTAAGTAGACTCCGGCGTTCCGTCGGGGAAGTAATGCACCTCACCGTTACGTTTCTTTAATATCTGTTTAGTAAAAAGCGCTGTCTCACCATCGAATGAAAGGCTTTTAAGAAAGTCAACGAAATTCATTTGCCATACCGCCCCATAACGGAAACTTCTATGTCTAATGGTAAACCTTCCGCCCATGACGGCGGCGTTTTCATTATTCGTTCTAATGCTTTTTGTGCTTTGTCTGGATTATCTGTTTCAATAACAATTTCATCGTGAACGTGTAGAACAGTATCAAAACCTTCATCATCAAGGCAGCGTAAAGCATGGCGTAAAATATCTGCGGCGGTAGCTTGTGTAATATTTTCACAAGCTAATCCTTTCCATAGTCTTGCACGCGGCCATTGTTTAGCGTCGGCGCTAGGCTTAAATGACGCTTTAGCGTATGTTACCTCTTCTTTGGCGCTATTAAAATCGGCATACGGATAGCACAGCCTGCGACCCGAAGGGAGAATATACCAAAGGTGTCTATTCTGTCGCAAGTATTTTACGCGGCCTGCTTCAAACTCCGTGTCGTCATTTCGCATGGCGCTTGTGTAGGCTTCTTGTAATGCAGACCAAAAGTCAGCCGCCCAATCATTAGCCTTGCGCCAACCGACAACCATTTGATTCGCTTCAGTATCAGACAAATCAACGCCGTAGATGCGCCCCATCGCGGCAAACGCGCCGATACCGCCAGCAAAGCCACACGCAAGCTCTTGAACTTTACCAATCTGTCGCTGATCTTTTGTTACTTTATCTACTGATATATTAAATGTTTTAGCCGCGTTTACTTTATAAACATCAGCGCCTGTCTCAAATAGTTTTAACTTAGCTTCACCATTATTAGACAACCACGGAGTTATACGGGCTTCTATGGACGACCAGTCTGCTACTACAAACTTTTTATTAGTGGCCGGAATTAACGCGGGGCGTAACATACTCTTGAGCACGTCAGTGACACGCTTACCATGTATAGGCACAATCGGTTTACGCCGCACCATATCTTGACGCACCGAGTCGGGCTTGTCTGCACACTTGCGCGTGAAGTTATGCACTTGTGCGCCGTATGATGACGCTCTACCCGTGGCGCTGCCGCCAGCGAACACAAACGCGCCGCGCACACGGTCGTCCTCTCCGGCGAGCTGTTCAAGCCGCTTGAACTTAGCGACCGAGGACGCCCACATATCATCGGCGCATTGTATGACCTCAAGGACATCGGGCGGCACTTGGTCAGGGTCGCCCATTGACAACAGCGCGGCGCGTACGCTCTTGTCGATAGACGGCTTGTCGTTCTTGACCGCCAGCGCCCGCGCGTCTGGGCCTAGCCGCGCTAACACCCACTCGCGCATCTTAGGACTGCGGACAGATGTGATCGCGCCTTTGGTTATGTCAACCACGCGCTTTTGAATATCAACAATCTCTGCATCAGAATAAAGCAGCGCGGCCTTGCACAGTTTAACATCTACGCGCACGCCTCTGTCGTTGATGCGCTCGTTGACGTGATAATCAGTTAGCTGTTCTTCGCTCAACGGTTCAATGCGTTGGCTGAAGTCTCGCATAGCGCGAACGTCCTGCGCGCAATATCTAATCAAACCTTTCATGTCTTCGTCAGTGCCTTTGAACGGCGGTGTGCAGAGCTTCTTAACAAGCGCGCCGCCTTTGTTGTCTTTACGCATTGACGCGCCCATGAAGCGCCCGACATCTTCTAACGATCCTGGCATACAGTTAGCGCGGGCCTGTGCAGACGTGCAGTAGAAACGATCTATCGGCATCGGCATACCAAGCACATGCTCTATGATTAGCCGCTCAAAGGCTGCGTTGTGCGCGCAGATCTGATGGTCTGGAGCGTTAGCAAATATCTTACGCATCTCCGACACGTTCGTTGTGACGTTGACGCTCTCATCATTAAACGCAAAGCCCATGCACAGTATCTGCGTCGAAGGATGACGAGCGTAGTTATATACGCCCGCCACCTTCAGATCGCACTCGCTGCGCGTTTCAAAGTCTAACCAGATCATTTTGGCGCATCATATCTTGTGCCGATAGTCTGGCCGTAGCGGTTGCTGTAATACATGCCATACTCATCGCCCACGCCCGCAGCGACCATGCGCCCGTTGCGGTCGTAGATGAAGGTCTGTTCGCCGTAGTTCATCTCACTGAACCTTGGCGTCTCTACCTCCTGTGCTTTCAAAGGCTGTGCGATAAGCGTCAACGATACGATCAAGAACGAATAGGATTTCATCTGGCCTCTCATGTTTGTCTGAATAGTTTTTGATGGTGGACAGTAGATCGCTCATCAGCTCTTTTAATCGCTCTTCACGATCATCGCGGCGATCTTTACGGTCTTCGCGGTCTAAGGCGTCTAAATAGTATTCCATATCGCTTCGGTCACTCATTGGTTTATCCTCGTTATTTTAGCGTCCCATATTACAGATTCCGTTATCTTTGTTGGGTCTGTTGCCTCCTGAGTTAAGAACTGCGTCTTGATCGGGCCAACACCGAGCGCCATCCAATAACGCGCGCCTGTGGCTGGCTTGCCGTTCCAGTTCTGCAAGTAAGTGAACTGGATCACGTCTTGATAGTATGCGCCCATCACGTTCATTTGTGAGATGTGTTCTTCGAAATGCACGATTTGCACACCGCTGCTTGACGCTGGCGGCCAGCATTTAAAGAAGTCAAAGCGCGGATAGTTGATGTAATCAGACCCAACGTCCTGAAATTCGCCCCATCCTATCGCTGGTGATAGAACTACCTTCTTGTTGCCAGGATAGTCGTCACGCCACTCAGCAACGCCGAAGCCAGGATTGTATCGGTAGAACCATTTGTTCAACCATGTGCCTGCGCTGTCATAGTTATTGTAGAGCATACTGTCGCTGCCCTTGTCATAACTAAACACAGACGTAAACGATGGCGTGTCCGGCGCTTGATAGTCAAAGCGACGCAACTCACCCGATTTGAAGAAAGGCCAGTAAGCCGGTATGAAAAGTTTATCCGCCACAGCGCACCTTATCCTTTGCTAGAGCTAGTCTTGTCCGCGCTGCGCTTGGCGTAATGCTAAGAATCACAGCGATGTCTTTAACTCTAAAGCCCTTACGGAATAGATCATACACCTGTTGTTCTTTGGGCGTTAGACGTGTTGCGTCGTTCCAAACTTTACGTTCGGCCATCTTCTTATCTTTCTGTTAGGAAGGGTGACGGGGCGGCACGGTGTCACGCGAACGCCGCCCCATCGTATCAGCTACGGCGGCGACGCCCCGTGCTTGCCGACTCGACTTGCGCCTCGTCAGCGGCGTTACCGTCTAAGCTGATCCAGTTAATGATCTTGAATACAGGTGTGTAAACGCGACCATAAACCTTATGTGCATAATACTCGCTACCAAGCTCAACCAACGGCACAATGTTGGTTGGGTCTTTCTCTTCTTGTTCGCCGACGGTGTTCATCAACGTCGCCATAGCGCGCCGCCCACCGACAGATGTTGTTGAGAAACGCGCATCAAGTCCTTCGTCGGCACCTTCTACGCATTTCACAGACATGCCGAACTGATCTTCCCAACCGCGCTGCGCGCCTGCCGGAGCTGGCCCCAGATCAACGTCAGCAAGTTTGACATCAATCGGAAACATCTTCTCAGCTAACACTTCGCCTTGGCCCCAAGCAATAAAGCCGTGAACAAAGGAGAAAGGATTAACCGCCCATACGCTTGTCTTCTCAATCTCAGTCTGGTCAGCGCCGACAACCCAGTGGCCGGTCTTGTCCATCTTGATAATTGCCATGCCTATCGGCGCTGATTCGGTCTTAACCGAACGCAACACTTGTGATAAGTTAGGAAGTTTAGCGTTTTCGCCAGCGAACTTTACTAGATTAGACATTATTTTACCTGTAGTTTGAGTGTGGCAGCACGGATGTGCTTACCGAGTTGTAACGCGGCTGGGCGCGGATCTGACTCCGGCGCAATCGTGTTACCCGTTGAAACAGCGACGACGTGATCTTTAGGCAATTCGAGCTTGTGTTTCTTCAACACTTTCTCTAGCTGCGCTGGCGATCTCAATTTCGTTTCTGTTAATTCATCAAGCTCAAGTCCCATTTCTTTAAGAGCTTCCAATGCGCCTTCGTCGTTGACCCATTGACGTGTGGCGCGCTTTGGCACAAGTTTAAATCCTGGGATGGCAATGTCGTTCTCAAGCGCCTGTTGCGCCATCTCACGCACAGATTTGATCCAGTCTTCAAGGCGATCTGCGATAACAAGCGCATTGCTGTAGCCCTCTGGCGATATGCTGTTCAGTTGTATCCGTAACGCGCGCTCAGTCTCGCCAGTCATGGCAGGACATATTGGCTTGGCAGGACACCATTTGCAATGATCGCCAATCTTTACAGGAGCGTTACCGCGCAGCGCTGTTGTAACGGCGTCGTAAAGATCCCGCTCGAACGCTTTGACGCGACCTGGCGTAGTAGTCCAACGCTTGACATATGGCGGTTGGACGATGATGCACTCTATTTCAGTGACGCCCTCGAACGCCCAACGGGCTTCGTCAGTCCGCATAGCCGCAGCGGCATAGAACAAAAGCTGATGGTTCTCGACAGCATCCACCGCCACCCCATCACCAAACTTCCAATCGAGAACAACTGCACGATTGCCAATACGACCAATGAGGTCACATGATCCGAATACGCCAGCTAGATACCCTCCAAAGGAGACGGAGATCTCAGTCTGAAACTCCATCTGTGAGTTAGGATCAATCTCATTCAGCGCATCAAGGGCAACGCGTAGTTTACGCTCAATGAGATCATCGCCAAGGCCAAAATCATCAACAGATGCACCGTGAGATAAGATCTTGTGTATCGCATCATGTAAGAGTGATCCTTCCTCTGCATATTTTGATGTTGGTCTTGGGGGAACGGATTGCGCGAGCTTTACAGAGCCAGGGCAGTTCATTACGCGCTTTGCAGTTGAGCCGCCGACTATATCCGAGTGCATTGTATATTACCTTTCTGTGATTTGCATACTAGACAATTTATTACGGATGTGTCAAATAGTTTTTTATGACTGATTTGGAAAAAGATATTGAACGCTACTTTGTAAAGTCCGTTCAATCACTTAACGGCGTTGCGTTTAAATTTAACAGCCTGTCCAATCGTGGCGTTTCTGACAGAATTGTTTGTTTACCAAACGGCGAAACATGGTTTGTAGAGTTAAAACAAGAGGGCGGCAAGCTATCGGCGTTGCAAAAGATATTTGCCGAAGACATGAAAAAGTTGAATCAGCGTTATGCGTGCCTCTGGAATCGTGAACAGGTAGATAGATGGACTTACGACCGTATCAACACGACGCAGCCGACTTCCTTTTCTGTCGTGACCGCGCCATGATCTTAGCGCCCGTCGGCGCTGGTAAGACTGCAATTACATTAACCGCAATGACAGAAATGTTAGCGCGAGGTTTTGTTGACCGCTGGTTAGTGCTTGCACCCAAACGAGTTTGCACTGATGTTTGGAAGCAAGAGGGTCAAAAGTGGTGTCCTGAGTTTGACATAAGCATAGCCGTTGGGACGCCAGCGCAACGCAAAGCCGCTTTTGATTCCGACGCTGACATTGTGGTGACGAACTATGACAATATACCTAGCATTGATCCCACTGGTTTTGACGGTGTGGTTTTTGATGAGCTTACGCGACTAAAAAATCCTAGTGGAAAACGCTTTAAATACTTACTGAAAATCCTTGACAAGTTCCACATACGCTGGGGCTTGACAGGATCGTTCACGTCGAACGGTCTTGAAGACGTGTTCGGCCAGTGCAAAGTTGTTGACCAGAAGCTGTTAGGCCGTAGCAAAGGCGCGTTTCTGCAACAGTATTTCTACTGCATCAACCGCGAGTATCAACAGTGGGAGCCGCTGCCTGAGGCGTTGAACCATGTAATGACCGCGATCAAACCAGCGACATATGTGTTAGAGGCTGGCGAATACAAGGACAAGCTACCGCCGCTCAACGTCGTAGAGTTGCGCTGCGACATGGATCTAGCGCCATACAATAAAATGAAAAAGGATTTTGTCCTTGAGTTAGGACAGACCATCACAGCGCCGACAGCGGCTGTCGTCACTCAGAAACTACAACAGCTCGCGGGCGGATTCATTTACGGCGCTAACGGCGCGGAGTGGCTAACTTCGCATAAGTTTGATCTATTAAGAGAAGTGCTCGAAGAAAACCAACACGCCAACACAATCATTGTCTACAATTATAAAGAAGAACTAGCAGAATTAAAACGACAATATCCACAACTCTCTACTATGGACGACGAGAATGTCGTTGACAAGTGGAACAAAGGTGAACTGGAGCTATTGGCCCTGCATCCAAAGAGCGCAGGTCACGGACTGAACTTACAGTTTGGCGGCAACAAGATCATCTTTCTATCGTTGCCGTGGTCGCTCGAACTTTACGAGCAAACCATTGGACGCCTGCACCGTAGCGGCCAAACAAAAGAAGTGTGGTGTTACGTTATGATTTGTAATAAGACTATTGACGAGCGCATCTACGCAAGTCTGCACGACAAGCGTTCGTTAGCGGAGTTAGCCTTAAATGAACTGGCGTGAATTGAATGAAGTCCTGACGGACTACACGGAACAAGAGGTATTGGATCTCTTGGAAGACGAGCGCAAGAACGCTCGGCGGTCTACGGTCATTATACGTTTGCATCAGCGTTACACGACGCTGCGGATGTTGCGTGAGCGTGCCGAACTAATAGGGGAAATAGATGAATCCGCACGATCTACTACAACAAGCCAGCGAAATTATCGGAGAGCGCGGGGCTGACTACGGTGGAATTGAAGATAATTTTCAGCTTATTGCTGATTTGGCATCTCTGCGTTTGGGCCGCGATATTCACCCCTTTGAGGTAGCGATTATCATGGTCTGCGTTAAGAACGCTCGCGCGTTTAGCAGCCCGACGCATATCGACAGCCGCCTTGACGCGATGAACTATGAAGCGTTTGCGGCGATGTTTGCTAATGATTATGCAAATCAGAAGGCCGCGACTGGCGCTAACATCGGATACAAGAAGCGTACGGATTTAAAACCCGCTAAAAGAGAAGATCTAAAGCCGACACGCCGCCCTGAGCTTGCCGTAATCGACGATAAACTGAGCCGTTTCGGTTCCACGGAGCCGCCTAAGTTCAGCGGCAACGGCGCGCTGTTGAGCGAGTGAATATTGAGCGAGTGGCGGGCAAGACCCGCCGCTCGTTGACTGGCAACTAGAAAGTGCCGTTGTCAAGATCAGTAGCAGTATCGTCCACGGTTTTAGGGGCCATAACGACATTGGTCTGTCTTTCTTTTAACTTAGCCGCAAGATCTAAACGACGCACAACTTCCTCGCGTCGCCCGCGATCATAAGCGTCGGCGATTAACATTTTAACCGCGCCGTAAAGCACAATTAAAAATAAACCAACGAGAATGGCAGTCGTCATGCGCCGCCAGTGACGTTAAAATCTTTAGCGCCGATCAGACCAATAGCGACGAGCGCAGCTTGCAGTGAAGACCAGTCAAGCGTTTTGGTCTGCCAAGCATTGAAGACAACGCCAATAAGAGTAATAACGCCAGGAATTGTGGTTTTCCAATTCTTAATCATTCCATTGTCCTCCTAAAATAAATGCCAAGCATAAATGCTAGTTTTGCACCGTATGAAATCGAAGCGGCAACCGCGACGATATATACTATTCTATTTAACAAGCGCTATGATCTGCGATTTAACGTCAGCTATTCGCGCAGACCATCCTTTGCCGAACGTAGACCAGATCGACAGGGACTGCATAAACGCTAGACGTCGATTAGTTATCGACATCGCAACATAGGTCTTAGCGGCTTGAATAGTAGCGGGGCCAATCACGCCGTCTTGCGTAACGCCGACAACGGCTTGCAATGTTTTAGCCGCGCGGCTTACGCCGGAATTGACAGCAAAGTCGAACACAGCAAAATCAACGCCAGAGGGCAAATTATCTCCAGAAATACGATCCCAATATTCTTGACGGTAAATGGCCGCAACATCCGCCTGACTGATCGTGAACACGTCAACTGTCGGCAGATTCTGTTTTTTACGCCACGCGTCATAGGTATCCTGAGTGATGCCAAAAGCAGTCCTGCCGCCTGGATCACGAGGGTCATCTACTTTGCCACCTTCGTATTTCAAGACTTGCTTCAGCGCCTGCGCGTAGTTCTCTTTCATCTATCCGCTTTCTGGCTCACAATATCTCGAATCGTATCGAGCTTTATGAACACTTGGCTAAGTGTCGTGTTAAACTCTTCGCGGGTAACGTAACGTCCAGCGACAAGAACCTCGATCTGACCGACCTTCTCAGCCAGATCCTTATCGGCTTCTTGCAGGTCTTTGACAGCGCCCCAGACGGTATTCAATACCCATCCGCCCAGGACGCCAATCATACCAACGGCCACGTCAAAGAACACTTGATATTCAGCCATTGGTGTCATCTCGCCATCGCGTTTTGATTGTCTCTGCGGCGCATCACGTTCTGAACGGTCACAGCTCCAGAGATCGCGGGGCCAAGTTTCTGCACAGTTTCTTTTACACCTGCGCCCATGCCTTTTATTTTTGCTGCGGTCTTTTTAGTTTTTTCCGCATATGCCACAGCGGCTTCAAGAACCTTTGCGGTCTGTTCGGGATCCAACATCTCAGTCGCGATCTCAAGCGCATATTTACGATCAAGCGCGCCCTGCGATTTATCCATTATTTTATTGACGGTCGATGTGATGCGGTTCATCCAGTTAGGAGCACGCGGCAACACACCTTTAGTTATTTCAGTCGCGTCAGGCGCAGCTTCTCTAGCCACACGCGCCATACGATCTGCTTGCGCCTCGCGCGCTAAGTCAGCTTGGATATTCTCAATAGCTTTTACTTGTGTGGGCGTTAATACTTGAGACAGTTTCTCGAATCGAGGCCCACCACCTTCGAGCGCTTGTTTGATCGTGCGTGGTGCAGCCTCAACAGCCGTCGCAAATACACCTGCGCGTTGCGGTGCTTCTTCGCTCAACGGTGCCAGCAATTTGCTTTCGAGATATTGGCCGATCTCCATTTGATTGATCGGCCCGCTACGCTTGGCAAACTGACCGCGCGCTTGTTCATACAGCGGTGATTTTTGTTTGATCCAACTAATTAATTGCTTGCGCGTGTTACCTATAGCAGCGGCTTCAGATGCGCCGATGCCAAAGCGTTCTGGGTTGCGTATAAGATCGTCCATAGACATCTTGAGCGCGTGCAAGCTGCTAACAGGATACTTAGCGGTCGTTGCAGGAATTGTGCGCTTGATCGGATTGCCATATTCATCGACGATAGCGGACTCTACAGTCGTAGCAGGTTTAGTTTCGCCAAGCTGGAACGTATGGCCGCGCTCTGCGGCTAACTCTTCAGCGCGAGCAAGCGCTTTGTCCATCGAAGGACGCGTTAGTAACTCAGCTAGTTTTTTATCTTCAGGTACAAGCATTTTATCTGCTTTTCCGTAAAGATACGCAGCTTCTTTAGACCGGCCTTCTTTAGCCGCTTCTAACGTGCGCTCAGATCCAGCTACAGTTCTTAATGCTTTTAGACGCGCCGCGCCTTGCTCTTGAGCACGTTGCATATATTCGGACGGCATTGTTTCGGCGGCTGTAGCGCCGAGCGCCTGGAACTTAGCCGCACCAACAGGCGCAGCGGCTTGCGCCGCTGTAGGCATAGCGCCAGGAACGATCTGCGCTTGTGGGCTGCGAAGCGCCGAGATAATTTCAGGCGTTCTGCCCTCAGTCGCCGCCATGTATGCTGCGTACTTAGGAGCCATCATGTTGCGCGCAAACTCATAAGTAGGCGCGGCGGCATTAAAAGGAGCTTGTAAAGCGCCGGCTAATACGTTTGAAGGCGCAGTGCGTTCAGCTAAACGCATTGCATTCTGAGCTAAAACGCCTTTACCGCCAAGCCGCGCAGTCAATCCACCAATACCTGCACCCGCAGAAATATCAGACAACACGCCAACAGGATCGGTCTTAAAAGTTTCTAATGCCTGTGTAGGCGACCCGTAGCGTTCACCTAAATAACCACCAATAGCTTTAGCCGTCTGGACAGGACTCATCGCGGCCTGTCCTAATGCTTCCACCGTTTGCATAGGATTGGTGGCGGTTTCATAAATGCCTTGAGCAAAATTAAGCGTGCTTTCAGGAATATTGCCTAATGTCTCGCCAACATATCCGGCAATCTTTTGCGGAGTCGTAACGATCTCTTTAGGTTCTGATGGCGCTAATCCAAAATGTGACGCGATCTCTACGTCTGTATAGCCAGCTTCTTTGGCTTTCTCCGCTTCAGGCGTAGACATAAGAAACCGTTTGATCTCTTCATCAGAGTATCCGGCATCGCGCGCTGTCTGGATCTTAGCGGAGAAATTAGCCATTATTTAAAGATCTCGTTAAGAGATGGACGGTTATCAGATGGTGCGGCCATACCGCCAGCATACTTAGCAAGCCGGCGTTTAGCCTCTTCCCAAGATGCAAGTCTTACGTTTGACGGAATGCTTGGGTCATCTAGATTGCCAAGCGTCGATTTAAAGAACTCGCGGTCTTCGTTTGATATGCCTGCGCCGAGCTTACCATTCATTTTTTCCAAAATAAGGTTATTGATGATTGGTTTGATCTGACCAATAGCTTGAGCACCTGACGTGCCTTTACCAAGAAACCCGCGAACGCCTGCACCGATGGATTGCAATCCACCACTTGTAGATTGGCTAATCAATTTTGACACGCGGTCTTCGCCGGTCTGCGGATTAAAACCAATAGCCTCTAGAGCTTCACGGCCAAAACGACGATTAGTATATTCAGGCGTTCCAGGCACAGGTTCAGGAGCGTTAGCCGGAGCGCCAGGAGGCGCGTTCATATCAACGCGGGGCGTTAGCTTGCCTTCAGGCGGCGCTTGGACGCGGGGCGCAGGTATGCCGCTGGTAAGCGGTAAAGACTCGGCGGTGCCAGCTAGAGGATTGGTACGAATAACAGTGCCAGTTCCTTCAGGCCCAGGCATAAATCCGTATTTTTCTTGAACAACGCCTTGCGTGCCAGCAACAGCTTTGCCGCCCTTTTCAGGCGCGTATTTAGGAACAGCAATTTTTTCTTTAAGACCAGTCTGAGGATTGATCCTATCAACTAACTCAAACTCATGCGCGCGCTTCAAGTTTTCCTGAACCGTCGACATTTGAGTTGTAAAATTGGTGAGCATATCTTCGTCATATTTCGGCGAAAGATATGGCTTTAATTCATCTGGCGCATTTTTATAAAAATTATCATATCCTTTACCGCCGTTCATAACGATTTTAGCAGCAAGGTTTTCATGCTTTTTTAATACTTCAGCGTCGCGCTCATATGCAGTTTTTTGAGACTTAATTTCAGCCTCTCCTGCAAGACGTTCTTCTTTAAGAGCTTCTTGCTCTAGCTTTCTTTGCTCAAGCGGAAGTTTAGCTTGAGCTAAACCAAGCATACCTGTGTGATATCCAGCGGTCGCATTTTGCGCTGCCGTTTGGGCGCGAAGCGCTTCATTTTGCCGTTGAGCTTGTTGAACAGACAAAGCTTCAGATAGATTGCCGCCGCGCGCTAAAACATTAATCGCTTCAGGTGAGTTAATATCCAAATTACGCAAAGTATTAAGCAACATGTTCTGTTGTTGTTGCTCTTGTTGAAGCTTTTGCGTTTGAAGCTGTTGAAGCTGTTCTTGCTGTGCGCGTGCGCCCATCATCTGATACTGAGCGAGTGTATTCGCAAAGTCAGGAGCTGTGTTAGCCTGTGCGCCGCGTGCAGCTATTGTGTAGTCAACTGGCATAGTTAAAGCCCATTATAAGTTGGTTGCGGCCCATAAGCGCCAAAATTAGTGGCTTGCTGCGGCATACGGTTTAACATGCTATAAGCCAACATACCGTTGACGCCGCCCTGTAGGGCGTTGCCCAGCGCTGACGTGCCGCCAACATATCCTGAAGCGCGAGCTGCGGCAGCATTCTCAGCCGCTGTGCCGTAAGGATTAGCGGACGCAAGCCCCGCGACCGTTGGAATCGCGCCTGTGTAAGCGCCGGCGACCGTCGAACCAGCGTTAGACGCCATCGTACCGAGATTGGAACCGAGATTAAATTGATTGCCTGACAACGCATTGCCCATGCTACCGGCTAGACCTGTCGCTGTCTGAGCTGCACCTGCGCCTGTGCCGGCCAAGTTTTGAAGACCTTGAACAGCTTGAGCGCGGTTAGCCATAAAGCGATTATACGCACTAGCATATTCTTGGCTGGCAGCGTTCTGACCGTAGTTAATAAAAGCTTTACCCGCTGCACCAGATCCGGCATTAGCGCCGCCTACGCCAGCCCGCGTTGCGTTAAGAAGTGCTTGTTGCCCCTGTTGGGTGCGCCACGCATAGCTAGGATCCATTTCAATCTGAGCGATGGTTGGCATCTGCGTATAAGCGCCATTAGGGCCGTAAAGTTGCGCGAGCTGATTCGTCGCTTGTTCGCCAGCTTGCATATAAGGCTGTTGATAGCCTATGCCTTGCCCATAAAATTGATTAGTCGTATCCGCTGCGATCTTACCTTGGTTTAAAAGATCCGCGCGGCCTTTATCATAATACTCACGTCCAGCCGCAGCGCCTTGTTCGGCCATTTGTTTGGCTTGCTGAAGCGCTTGCTGTTGAGCCAGCATACCAAATATGCCGGACTGTTGTGCAGCCGCGCTCTGCGTCCCAGCGGCTTGCTTGGAACCTAGATAATTGAGTCCGCCCGTCGCTAACGACGTGCCACCCATCAATAAGCCTAATGTTAACGGATCCATAATGCCTCACTATAATACTAGGTCTTGATGATGTATAGCACGCCATAGTTCTTTGGCTTTGTTTCCGTGCCGCCGGTCGTGGATGTGTTAACGGTCAGGCCAGTGGTATTTGAATTGGTGTTAGTGCTAGAACCAGTAATATACCAAGTACTTCCACTTACTGCGGAGCTTGGAGATGAACCTGCATAGCCAGGAAATGAATGTGTATGGCCTGGATCTGTTACAGCGTGGCTATGGTTCAAATATGTATCGGCTGCGTATGTGCCGACTGATGGGCCTACTGCACCGCTAGACGAACCAGTCGCATTGGTGCCTGTGCCGCGCACAAACATCCCGCGAAGATCTGGCAATCTAAAATTGCCCGCGCCTTCGCCGCCTGTATTCCAGTTCGTTCCTATCGCGGCGTAGAGACTTGCATATGTAGTTTGTGATACTGCTTGGCCTTCGCACTTCAACCAACCTGACGGTGCGGTCGTGCCCGCAAAGGCCATAATAGCGCCCGCAGGGCCAGCCGCGTCAACATACTGTTTAGGTGCAGCTTGAAGCGCGGATGTGGGATCGCCAGGAAGCACGACAGGAACAGTAGAAGTTGCCGTTGAGCTGTTAACGGTCAGTCGTGTTACTGTATTGGTCTTAACAGTAAAATTACGGTCGTCGCTAACTGCAAAAATAGAATCCGTAGAATCCGCTGACATGATAGTGCGGGCTGTGCCGCCGGAAGATGATACCTGAATAGCGCCGCCCGCTAAATCAAGTGCATTAGCCGGAGACGCTGTGCCAATACCAACATTGCCTGCGTTATCGACCACAAAAGGCGATGAGTCAGGATCCGTAGAATCTTGAATACGAATAGCCGCGCCCGCGCCTGTCTGCGTAACAAGAAGTGCAGGGCCAGAAGTGTTGGCCGAAATCGTGACGTTACTATCGAACACAGGCGACAACGCCGTAGAAGGCGCAGCGATGTTATCAACCGTCCAGATCTCTGTGCCGTTAGCGTCCGTTAGTTTAAATTTATAGTTTGCGCCAGTAAGCCAAATATTAGCTTCGCCGCGCGAGTCTAAGACAATTGGATTACTGTTTGCCGTAGATGCGGTCGAATCCGTATAAGTCGCCTGCGGCGTGGTCGTGCCAGCGGCGTAGGTATAAAGAAAACCGCCTGCGAGCGGTATGCCTGCGGCGTCAATAAATTGGGCTTTTGCGGTTGGCGTTACGACAGCCATTTAGACACCTACACAGCTTGTTACGGTCAGGATGACCGAAGGAATAGCGGGGATATGCCCCGATGCGGCGGCGGCATAGATTGAGACGTTTGTATTGGTCGTTTCCCAATATATCTCAATATAATCGCCGGAGTTAAGGTTTAGCAGAAAATTCCACGCAGCGACATAGGCACCGCTAGAACCAGACATTGTAATTTGCGTAGCAGAAGCTGTAACCGCCGTGCCATTAATAGCAGGCCATATTGTTACGTTTTTAGACGCGGCGTTAGTGCTAACAAATTGCGCGGAAAACTGTATGTTATATGTAGCTGTATTATCTACATAAACACGCGAATTTGGTGTGCCCGTATATACACCGTAAGTAAGATCAGTGCCTTGCTTATTAGCTGTCGTGGCATTGTAAGTCATGGCGTATGCGGTATTTGCCGCCGTCGCAGTTTGTGTCGCCGTGCTATAAAAAGATCCGTATCGCCGCCCTGCTTCGACGGCTTGATACATATTAAAGAACCAACGATACCAAGGCCGGTTCACAAATCCCGTAGAGTCGTCATTCATCTTGACGCGGGCCGCAGGGATTTGCGTGTTATTGTCGATATAATTAGGCATTGGTCGGACTCGCGTGCAACTCAGCGCCCATGATCGCTATCTGCACAGGATCCGTGCCGGAAATTTCATAGACTCTATCACGGAGTTTTAAAGTCATGCCAAGCCGACGCCAGATTGTGCGATAGCCTGTTTCGCCGATCTGGCCCATAGATTTCCAATGTTCATTTGACCAAGTATGACCCCCATCGTCAGACCAGCGCAACATGACTTGTGGGTCAGCGCCAATGGTGATGGTGTATTGAGCGTAGTCGCGGATCTTTAAAGCAGACCCAGCGCGGTCAAGAATATAATCATGTGCGCGATCATAAATATAAATAATATCATTGACTTCCTCCTGGCTGTAGCCAGCCAGACCGACACCTGCTTGACAGTCCAGTTGAAGACTATGCTGCGCCGTGCGGTTTAAATCGTTTTGACCAGTTGGCAACGCGCGCCAAGAGCGTAGCCATTTCTGCGTAGCGCCAGCTTCGGTATAAACTGTCGGATCGTAGGCAAAGATCTCGCCTGTGCGATAGTCTCCAATGACGATCTCATTGTTGAAGTTCATCTGACAGTTGCCGCGTGTGCGGGTAAATTGATTGTTTTCCCATCCAGCGCGCTCATGCCATGCGCCAGTCGCCACGTCATAAACCCATGTCGTGTTGGCGTTCGGAAAGTTCAGAACGTAGAAGCTGTGGCCGTCTTGTTGGTAGGTATATCCCACAGCATCGGAAAGCGTTGAGTATTGTTGGATCTGCCATTCAACGGCGTGGGTTGAAACGCGCTCGCCGGAATAGCCTTTCGAGCGATAAACAATACCGTTACCGCGCGCGTCGGTGCCGAGCCAAAACAAGCCGTTGTCGAGCTTCGCAACCGAATAGGCCGCAAGACAACCTATTTCATTAAACGCGCCTTGGATGCGCGCCATAGGAAAGTCAGGCAAACCGGCGTCATACCAAACTTCGACGGAGTTAGTGCCAAACAGCCAGATTTCGCGGTGATCGACAATCAGCGTAACAAGATTGTCAGGTGAGCCTTCCGCACTGGCAAAATAGAGCGGGTCAATCGTTGTGCCGGTAGAATCCATAACCCAAAAGATCTGACTGTTTGGTTGGTTAAATACAAACCAGCCGTCAAGAAAGCCACAACCAACAGCGCCAGCAAACGGCGATGTAAGTTGAGTTATAAAAGGTGAGAATGTCAGCGTTGTGCCGGTATTTGTTGCTGTAGCCGCTGCCGATAAGACAAACGTCGTGGCATTAGTTACACTAACAACGGTCGCGCCTACAGGTATGCCGGTGCCTGACACAGGTTGACCAGGGTAAACATAAGTCGTATCGCCGCCCGATACAGTTGTGCTTGTATTCGTCGTGTTGAAGGCAACTTTTTTATACGTGCTGTTATAAATGTAGCCGTACGTTCCGGCGGCGATAAACATCTGCCGTCCGTTATCTGTCATGGTAACTTGATCTACACCTTCAATCGTTCCTAACGAAGTATAATTCCAATCAGTATCAATACGGTATAAAGTTTTAGCCGATACTGCATATCCATAAGTCGCTGTAGCAGATTCGCCGACGGCAGGCGCGATTCTATCGCTTGTAAACGTCCACAATCCGCGCACTGGCCCTGCGCCTAATGTCTGAAGATACCGCAGTCCAGGCGCGCGCTGTAACCATGCGGCTTCTTTGCCGCCTTCTGGTATGACCTCTGGGAAGAGATTGACCATACGGCTGTCCGCCGCGTTGGGGCTTCTGGTTACATATGAGCTGCCTAAGATCGGCGTCTTCATCAGTAATTGCCCGCGTAGATGTTATAGCGCTGACGTGTGCCGACGATGCTGTAAGGCAGGGCCATAATGTCGTCAGGGTTATTGATACGCTTCAGATCGCGCTTGCTATACATGGCGATGCGGCTAACCGTCGGCGATGGCTCAACACCAAACTCAGGCGCAAGCTCGCAAGCCAGATTGTAACGGAAAGCGCGCAGATAACCTGGCGGGAAAAGGATCGCCGTAGCTAATGTCGCTGGCTGCGTTAGCCGTTCAACGGAAATGAAATGCCATTCCAACAACCGCAACGGCACTGGATAAACATACATTTCAATATTTGGGTAGCTCATATTTATCCACATGACCTGTGGATAAGTTGACGTTACCGTCTTAACGGCAATCCCATCATATTGTTGTTGATTGATAAACTTGATTCCGTAAGACACGTTGGTCTGCGGATCGCGGAAGTAGGTTGAGTCATCTAATAGGACAGGGCGCTCGCCAACCACGTCGCCGGTAGGGCCATAAGTGCGCGATATTTGACCCGCAGGCCAAAGATAGACATCATCTTTAGTTGAGAACACCGCCAAACGCTCGGTGTCCCAACTGTCGATCATTTGATTCAGCGCATACAGCGCATCATTCGCTGTTTCTACTGAGGGCGTTTCGCCTTCGGCTAACACTCCTAGGAGCCTCAACGCTCCGCAAATCTGGTCGTACGCACTGTATGTCGTCATCTGGGTCGAACCTTATCCAGCCGTTCTCTTCGTCGGCTTCGGCCTCTAGGTCGAGACACGCCACTTTAACCCCATGTTCGGGGTGTTTCAAATAAATAACAGCCATGTGTAACTTTCTAAGGAAACAGCGGCCCAAAGGCCGCTGAGTTTGTTAGGCTACTACTGCAAACTGCCATTTGGTGCCATCTGACACAAACAATTTGCCGGTGCCTGTTGCGTTCGTTGTCGTAGCAATCGAACCGGCAGGTGCCGTTGTCGTGGTCGAGTTAGCCGTAATGGCAGATGTCAGAAAGTAAAGACCTGCCGTCGCGTTAGCGATAACAGCGCCCGTCGTAGCTGACGATGTGAATGTCGAGTTGGTGATAGATGCGCCGCTGAGTTCTGGATCAGAGAACGCAACACCAACCGCTTTGGTGTTTGGCATTTTTAATCTCCTAAAGGAAAGAGTGGGCCAAAGCCCACCCTATTATTTCAGATAGGCAGAGTAAGTAGCCGTGCCGGTCTTGACGAAGCGATAGGTAGCGCCGCCGTAACGAGCAACAGTGCCAGAGCCAACAACCGTAACGCCTGTGCCACCTGAGAACGTAACAGTCGACGAAGCGCCGCTGTTATTGTTGTTGGTGATCGTCAGCTCAAAGGTTGAGCCAACTTTGGCGCTTGGAAAACCAGCGTCAAGCAACGTGCCGGTAGGCGTCGTAACCGTGAGGCCAGCGTCGCTGCCTTTATTGCAGGAAATGATGCCGCCAGCGACCTGCGCTGCCGTCAAAGTAGCATCGCCCGTCAAAGACGTAACGGTAGCTACCTGCATATTTCCTTCTAACAGATTGCCTGCGCCGAGCTGATAGCCGCCATCGCCATTTGGGATAGGGCCATAAGGGCCAAACGTCTCAAGCGGATAAGCCGCGTTCTGAGTAGTTGTCATGGGTTAAACTCCAAGAATGATGAGAAAAAAGAGCGGGCCGAAGCCCACTCTATTAGCCCCAAAGGCGAACGGCCATCTGCGGACGAATCACGCTGTAGCCATAGAGCACGTCAATACGGCAAGGCAGACGGTCGTTATTGATGTCATACTGACGAACAACGCGTAAGCTGATGCCATTGTGAACCTGACGGCTTGCCATATCGACGCCCTGCGGAAGCAGAAGATCGGCGGTGGCGAAGGTGATCGCGTCACGATGATAGATCAAGTTCTGTGGATACTGCGTAGAAGCAGCGCCGAGGAACGTGACCGCAGCCGTAGCAACAGGAAGCGCGTCAACCGTAGCAAGAGCCTGTGAAGCCGAATACATCGCAGGAACAGTGACCGTAGCGGTCGTTGACGCCGTAACGTCAGCAAGAGCAACGAACTGATAGAGCGAGCCGGTTGATTCACGGGTCTGTGGGTTAACAGCGTAGACGTTAGCAATCGTGAAGACGTCGCCAGCTTTGATCGTCGTTGAGCCAAGGCCCGTAAGAACGATGCTGGTTGAACCTTCCGAAGTAACAGTCGTGCTAACCGTAACGGTGCCAGCGCGTGAGCCAGTCGTGAACTGCTTGATTGACTGAGACATATTCAGCTCGTCGTAGCCGAGGATGCCTTCGCCAAATACGCCGTTCTTGAACTGCTTCGAGATAGCCGACACAGGGTTGAACAGACCTTTCATGCCTTCGATCAACGCAGCGTTAGCGGCTGGGTTAACAGTGGCATAACGAGGCTGCATAACAGCGGCGTTCTCGTTGAGCTTCTGTTGAGCTTGCAACAGGACGAGCGACGTAGCAGGCGTGGTGCCTGGGGTGCCGACCGAGTTGCCGATGTATTTGAAGCTATTCGCAACGTCAGCGTCGATAGAAGACGCAAGCTGCGAAATACGAGGCTTCAGAACACGTTCAGCGAAGTCGTCCAACTGCATCGTCAGTTCGGCGGTCGTAAAGTTTACGCCGATGTGCTTCTGGCTGGAAACAGCGAGCGTGGTGTATTGCTCGTTGTCGTCCTGAACCTGAAGGGCAGCGCCGTCCGTGACCAGAGCGCGGTCAGGAAGACGGATGCGAAGGGTCGAGCCGATCTTAGCGCCTTCAACGGCGAAAGAGTCGTCATACTGACGGTTTACAGTGCGCGTAAGGACAAGATTATTCTCAAGGATCTCAAGAGCCTTGCGAGTAATCATGTCAATTGTTAAAATTGAGTTTGACATGACTTAATTACCTACGGTTTTGCGCTTCCATCTTCTTGATCTGTCGCAACCTGTCGGCTTCAATCCATTGAGACGGCGTCATATCCTTGATAGCTCTAGGATCTGTCGTGTCATACCTTGGGCCTGAACTCGACCGAGTAGCTGAAACAGGAGCAAGCGGAGCTGGCGCAGTTGAAGTGCGTTTAGTCGGTGGATCAGCGGCCAATTTGGCTTCGATTCGCCCGATTTCTCTTGCTTGCAAGATCGGCGGTAACTTGGCTATTCGATGGGCTTCTTTCGGGTTAGATCCTAAGTGATAAATCACTTCGGGGCCGATGTCTGAAGCCTGAATGACTTGGGCCATATAGTCCGTTACGGGGAGGTGCTCGTTATACGCGACTTGTTCAAAGTCGTCGTATTTTTCGCGCGCTTCCTCTTCACGCTCTCTATACGCCTCAAGCGCTGCCGCTTGTTGCCGCTCTTCTTCTTTACGCAACAGAAGCTGTTGAGCTTTTTGCTCTGCTAATGCTTCCGCATAAGCATGAGCGTTCTCAAAGTCATCTGGCGCTGGCGGATTTGCAGTTTTGGCCTGCAATTCTGCCTGAAGTCGAGCTAACTCCTGGGCTGCTTTAGCCGCGTCTAGCTTCTCTTTGCGAAACCGTTTGTCGATAAGTTTGTCCAGCTCTTTTTGAGTGAACAACTTCTCGGACGGCTGTTCTTCCGGTTTGGTTTCCTCAGTCGTTGGGGCCACCGTAGCTTCCAACTCTGACGCGGTGCTTATCTCCGCTGTAGCAAGGTCTTCGTCGCTCACGCGACCTCCTATCATCCTAGCTATCCGGCTAGTCGGTAACGTATATAATTACTCGTTTACAGAAACATCGTCAACGGCTTGTTTCTGTATCTTGGCTATGAGTTCAACAACTTCGCCATAAGGGCGTTGAGCCAACACATTTAAAATATAAGTCCATTCTTGCGATGTAAGTTCAATTTTCATCAGACTTCCAGACTGTTTGCGTCGAAAAACATTTGATCTACTTGTGCGTCTGTCAAATTAAGTGTTACGGCTAAAGATGCAATAGCTTTGGAATTTCTGTCAGCAAAATTACCGTATTCCCAGACATTCTTAAGCGCGTTATCTGTTGACGCCGTAATGGCTGCTTGAGCTTGGTCAAACAGATTGTCATTTTGAAGAACTGTTCTAACAGCCCACATAGGGGCTTGTTGAGGAACTGGAGGACTATCCATATTCCACGGATCTAATCTATATCCGTTAAACTCGTCTCCTGTCTGAGCGCCGCATACTTGCTCGCCAGTAGGAAGTTCTATTGGGCTTGGGGGATTAGGAAGCTGACCCCAATTACCGCCCCAAGATTGAATAACATTGCCTGTTGCAATTTCAATAAGCTTATATCCAACTTGCATTTCTACATTCCTAACATTGGCATATTGCGAACTACAAGCGTAATAGGTGTATAGCTTAACGCCACAAATCCTGTGCCGCCGTTACCCGATCCAGTTGTACCAGATGTAAAAGTTCCGCCGCCGCCGCCAGACCCGCCACCTCTATTTGCAGTAGCGTTAGAACTACTAGCAAGATTTGCCGCACCAGCAGTAGCCGCCGCGTTTCCTGCCGCGCCAACGGTGCCAGATTGATATGCGCCGCCGCCGCCGCCGCCAGAATAAGCAACTGAAGATCCCGTTAAAGAACTAGAAGTGCCGTTTCCGCCGTTACCGCCATTTGCCCCGCTTCCGCTTACACCATTTTGGCTATCTCCAGCCCCGCCGCCGCCGCCATCCGCTCCTGTACCACCGCTATATTTAGACCCAGTACCGCCACTACCATTTGAGCCGCCGCCTCCACAAGCCGCAGTTCCGCCACTAGCTGAAGCAGCGCCGCCAGTGCCATATGCTTTTGAACCATAGCCACCGCCTTTTGATGTTATTCCATCAAAAGAGCTATCATACCCAGGATTACCATTATTCTGTCCCGCTCCCGAAGCAGCGCCATAATTTCCAACTACAACGGTTTTAGTAGTAAACGTATAGTTTGTCGTTGTTTTAAGTTCGCCGCCGCCTCCCCCACCCGCGCCGCCATAACTACCTGTAGGTGCGCCGCCGCCAGAAGCCCCGCCAGCAACTATAAGATAATCTGTAGCGACAACATTACCTGTTGGCGACCAAGTAAAAGTCCCAACAGTAGTAAATTGGTCAACTGTAGCAAACAAATATTCTATCTCACCATCTATCCAAATAGTCGGACAGACAAACGGTTTATCGGTCGGTAGGCGTTCTAAATCCATACCAATCAAACGCGCCCAAATTAGAAAACATTCGGACTTATCCGCAAAAGGGCGAACCCATATCTCTTCTTTGCTTTCATGTGAACGAATAACAATTTTATATGTTCTAATCCAAGGCTGATTTTCTTCACGCAAATCTTTAAAAAAATCCTCAACAAAAAATTCGCGTTTATTTATAAAACGAAATTGTTTTGGTGTTTTTATGGACGTTACAGCGCCAGGAAAGCCATCTAAACTAGTTGGCCCTTGAACTAACCCTCTGGTTTTACACTCAAAATGCCGTTCATATAACATTACGTCCAAGGCCCATTCCAAGAATATGTGGATACACTATTAGTTCGGCGAATAGATAGAACCCACCAAGTGCTATTGGTAGTAGCGTAAGTAGCTCCTGTTACACCCGTCCCAGGTGTTTTGAATCCACTAAAAGTAATAGCTCCTGAAGATGCGCCATTAATAACAAGAATATCAATAGCACAATCAGATGACGGAGCTGCCAAAGTAAATGCGCCGCCATTCGTCAGATATTGATAGTTACCGTTTGCCGGATCTGGCGTTGATGTGCCACTAGATACAGTGCCAATGCTATATGGCGTTACAGTATAGCCTTTTGTAATTGTAGCGGTATTGCCTGTCGTAAGCACTGTCGACGACGTTGCAGGGAACGTCATCGTTGTAGAATCAGTGCCCGCAAAGGTTATCGAGTTACTGAAAGAAGCCGTTTTACCGTTAGTAACGGTCAGCGTGCCAGTAGACGATGTGATCGTCAGACCGTTGATGCTTGTAGCTGTTGCTGCACCAAGAACCGGCGTAACAAGTGTCGGGCTGGTCGAAAACACAAGATTGGTGCTTGTGGTTCCTGTCGCGCCCGCCGCTGTGTAACCCGTAATATTATTAAACGCTGTAATACCGGCTGAAGATGCGTTCGTGCCGCCGTTAGCGACAGGAAGAACGCCAGAAACGCCAGTTGTAAGAGATAACCCTGTGCAGCTTGAGAGTGTGCCAGATGACGGTGTGCCGAGCGCGCCGCCGTTGACGACAAACGCTCCGGCAGATCCTGTGTTGACACCGAGAGCCGTAACAACGCCCGTGCCGGTCGTTATCGTTGACGGGCCAGTGCCAGAACCTCCGCCGACAACAAGAGAGCTTGCAGTGAGAGCTGCCGCAGGGGCTAACAAACCGCCTGCCGTATTAACAGCATTGCCGATGGCTGTGATGACGCCTGTGCCTGTTGTCGTCGTAGCTGGGCCGGTACCAGACCCGCCGCCAAGAACGATAGCACTTGCTGTAAGAGCTGCCGCAGGAACAAGAACGCCGCCAGCGGTGTTCGTGTTGTTACCAAGAGCCGTTAAGACACCCGTGCCAGTAGTTGTGCCAGACAGCGTGTTTGTGCCGCTGTAATAGGTGATCTGACCGACTGTGCCGGTGTTGATCGTGCCTGCCGCAGCCGCAGCCCATGTGGTGTTGCCAGAGCCGTCAGTTTGCAGGAAGTAATTAGCTGTGCCTGCGGTCGTAGGTAAGGTCAACGACCAAGCGACGCTATTATTGCCTGACTTTAAGCTAACAGAATTGGCGCTGGCTGAGTTATAAAGGCTGAATGTGCCAGTAGATGTAGAGGCAACGCCAAGCCCAAGCGTGTATGTTGCTTTAGTATATGTAAAAGCAGCTTCGCCGCCGAATGTCGCGGAATCGTTAAACTGAACCTGCGTGTTAGACCCGCCAGGTGACCCACCGCCACCGCCGCCCCCTGCCGCCCAAGATAGGACGCCAAGATTGTCGGTCTGAAGGTAGTAACCATTAACAGGCGCAGCCGCTGGGAACGTCAGCGTGTAAGCCGCTGCGGTGGTATTTGAGGATTGTAGCGTGACCGTATTGGCGCTTGTATTAGCAAGAACCAACGTGCCGCGTGTCGAACTAGCCGTGCCAAGCGTAACCTGAGACGTGAAAGTCGGGCTGGTTGCGAAGACTAGAGGCCCAGATCCTGTTTCATTCGTGACAGCCGCCGCGAGATTCGCGCTCGTCGGCGTCGCCAAGAACGTCGCAACACCTGTCCCAAGGCCGCTAACGCCTGTGCTAATAGGTAATCCCGTCGCATTGGTTAGCGTCGCCGAAGATGGCGTCCCAAGTGCAGGTGTAACGAGGGTTGGTGATGTAGCGAAAACTAATGAGCCTGATCCTGTCTCATCCGTGACAGCGGCTGCTAAATTGGCGCTAGATGGCGTCGCAAGCCATGTCGCTACGCCTGTGCCGAGGCCAGATAGATTACCGACGACATAACCTGTGCAGCTTGATAAATTACCTGACGATGGTGTGCCTAACGCCCCGCCTTTTACAACAAATGCGCCGTCTGTGCCGACACTTACGCCAAGCGCCGTTGCCACATTGGTGCCAAGACCGCTAACACCTGACGAGATCGGCAGACCAGTAGCATTTGTAAGCGTTGCAAATGATGGCGTGCCAAGATTAGGCGTGACCAGAGTTGGGCTTGACTGAAGGACGATGCTACCAGAGCCAGTTGTTGAGTTACCGAGCGCTGTAACCGTGCCGCTCGTTGGGAACGTCAGCGCAGTCGTGCCGGTGAAGGTAAAAGTGCTCGTATAAGCGCCAGAAGTCGCAAAAGTAGAGCCATCAGCCAGCGTAAGCGTTGCGCTGGTAGCTGGAGCCGTTAAAGTAACCTTATTGACAGTTCCTGAAAGCGTCAGATTTCCGCTTTTATCGACATAAAAATAGCCCGTTGACGAGCCAGAAATCGTTAAATTCAGGAGTTTGGAAGTCGATGACGAACCAGAGTCGGTAACGGCTAATTTAATGCCGTTCCATGTAGTTGTAACGTCATTCCAAGTGTCAGTAAGATTATAAATAAAGGCCATTTAGATTACTCGAAAAGGATTGTAACCTTCGGGTTTGTTCCGCCTAGAACAACGTAAAGGCCGTTATTTAAGCTGATACCTTCCGCCGTAAACACATAATTTCCAGGCGTTGCAGCCGTGAATTGAGCGATTACGATAGGGTCATTCGTGTCGCCGTCAGGCGTGTCGTAAACAGCTACTGTTGGCGATGAGCCAGAGCTGGCAAAAATGCCTTTCAGCTTGCCAAGACCGACCTTAAGCTGTGTTGTGGCGGTCAGATGTGCATAATAAGCCATGATTTCCTCACGCTAGGAATTTCAATTTATACAGGGTTTTGAGATAAAGACCAACTATCTCATCGATAATGTTTTGGATCGCCGTATCGTCCTTTTCACAGACTTTATAGCGAAGATCTTCAACATCTTTCAGTGAATCTTCAAGAAACTCGATAACATTGCCCGTTTTCTTGGCTGAATGAAGCGTAATCGGCCCGATTAGGCCATGTCTGCCTTGATAGGCTTCGGCCAAATCGTCCGCTAATTCGATCACATTCTCATAAAAACCGCCCAGAGCCTTATGTTTTGCATAAGAACGGGTGTTTAGATGCACGCTATGAGTCACATCGCGGGCTAAGAAGAGGTGGCCTATCAGATCCCCGCAGCTCATTATTCTAATCCTGGCAGTTGTGGTTGCATCGGCGTGTTACGCGGGACAATATCGCCCGTATCCATCGCCGCTGCGACCGTTCCCATTACGATGTCTTGGATCTGTTCAGGCGACAGCCCGCTTTGCATGGCCTGAAGACGTTTTGTCTCTGCGTCATACGCCTTAATCTGCGTATTTTGCTCGTCAATCGCCAGTTTCTGCATATCGTAAGACTGTTGCAGTTGCTGAACCAACGCCGCAGTCTGTTCCATCTGGTTCGCCATGTCGTTCATCTGAGCGCGCATCATCTGCGCTTCTGGCGACTCATCCGTATTATCCAGAACCTTCGGATCGAGCGTCTTGGCGAACCGAGCCGCCATTTCCTGCGCTCCAGGCCAGTCCATGTTCTTGATGAACAGGTCGCCTGCCACACCCCAGAGCTGCGGGTTGGTCTGCAAGATCATCTGCATCGCTTCCATCGCCTCTTGGCGCTTGGTCGCGTAGCTTGGGCCTGTCGTCACTACCACGTCGTATGTGCCGACCGATGGGTTGTAGATCTTTTCAATGTCCAGACCCGTGATCGGATCCTTGATGACGCGCACTGGTTCAGGCTGATTTGGGTTGATTTTCACCATACCCACTTCGCCGTCGAGTCCGACGATGCGTGCCACGCGTTCCGTGTCGTAGATCTTAGGGATCAGATCTACCAGTTGTCTTGTCGTATATCTGACCGCACGGGCGAGATTGTCCACATAGTGGTATGTGGAGGTATCGCCTTGGTTTTGCCGAGCCAAAATCGCACGACCCGTCCTCTCGTTACTGGTCGCACCAATGGAGCTGTCGTATTGACCCGTGGTGGATTTGATATCTTCCCCAGCGCCCATTTTGGCCTGGATAAGGCCGGTTTGCGCCATAGGTGGCTGCGCGCGTTCAGGTAATGGCAGAGGATTTCCAGCGCCATCGGTGACGTCGGGGTTGACTTCGAGGTAGGGCCAGTTGTTCGTATTGGCCGTTTTCCAGTTTGTTTCGTATCCTTCAAACTGACCCCCATATCCGATAAACGGTGCTTTCGGAGCCAGCGCCAGCATCTCTGCTTCCTGGCTGACCCAGTAGTTATACATGCGCTGCGCGTCTTTGGCGTTTCGCACCAAACCGCTGATGTATAACTGCCCGTCTACCTCAAACTCATTGCCAACCACGCGGATGACAGGAATCCATTTACCCGCCCAATCGCGCTCTTCAAGAACCTCGAAGCCGTTGGTCTTTAGCCATTTCACCTGACGATGCTCGCTTGTGCGAGATTTCAGCGGCTTGCCAAACATCGCCTTGAGCTGCTTATCCAGCGGCGTGCCATCGAACGCCGTCATATTGTCTGGATACAGGTTCAGCTTGCGCTTCTGATGTTCGATATAAAAATACTCAGCAATACGGACGGTTTCCTGGCTCATCCACATGCTAAGTGACTGATCGCCAACGCCCTGCGACATCATCACAGAAATCGGCAGCGCGTCAGGATAAAGACGCTCATACTCTTCTTTCGGAATGTCTTCGGTTATGAAGCACCACTCGGCGTCTGATCCGCATGGATCGTGAATCATCGGATCCATATAGACGCTGAAGCTGTTGCGAACGCGACCGATCTTCAGGTCTTGGTCAAACGAGTCTTCGCGGCAATATTCCGTAAGGATTCGGATATAACCTTCGCCGTAGGTAACTTGATTGTCGCAGGCGGTATCATAAGCAACGTCCGCGTCCGACAAATATTCGATGTGTCTGACAATACCTTGAAAGACTTCTGCGACCGCGACGTCGGCTTTATCGTCCGCTGGGATGACTTTGCCGGAGGGGCGGTTCTGTCGTTGTTCATTTGTTACCAGCCTAACATGCTGTGGCAGCTTGTTAATCGTCAGGCATGGCCGCGCGTTGATCGTCTGGCCCTGCACCGCGCCTCTGGTCGCCAAGACGTCGGCTGGCCACTGCCAACTGTTGTCAGGACTTCCGGCCATAAAACGAAGGTCATCTAATTCGTCTTCCCGTGAATCGCTATAAGCGGCAGAGGCAACGGTAAAGCGATGCCGCATAGTAGCCAGACGATCATGGTCTGGGGTATCGGAGACTTTTCCGGCTCCTTCAACGTCACTAGCAGCCATAGAATCTATTGCCTTTTCGAGAATTTTCCGACCCAGGAATAACTTGGAGATTATCGACTACATGCAATCCTGAAACGGTTTTACCTTGTAATGGTATAATATGATCTACATGCCAAGGAAAGCCGTAAGCCTGCGAAAGTTCATGGGCCAAATCATAGAATTTCTTTATATCAGCAAAATCTTGATCTGTCAGCCATTTCGGCGTGCGTTGTATCTGAGATAGTCGTCGCTCTTTAGTCTTAGCGTTTGTATGCCCGCGATTTCGTCGTTTCCAACTTGCCGATATATCTAAATACTTATCCCAATTCTTATCACGCCAATTAGCATTTTTGGCTTTTACTTTATCGGGATTTTCTAGCCGCCATTTGCGATATCTTTCCGATTCTTTTTCGGGGTCGCGCGACTTACGTTTTATCTCTTTATAGCGTTCAGGATTAGCTTTATTCCACGCCAATGCCGTATCTTTAGCGCATTGAACGCACTTGCGGCTGACTGTATATCGGCCTGTTGTGTGTCCTTTGCGGCACGGTATGCCAACGTCGTAGATTAGCATTTACCGCTTTTCTTGCTCATGCCGCCTTTCTTAGCCGCTGCGCTACGCTTAGTAGCATACGCGATTGCAACGGCTTGCTTGACCGGCTTACCGGCAGCGACTTCAGCTTTGATATTTTTCCGAAAGGCGTTCTTAGATGTGGACTTAACTAGAGGCATTATTTTTTCCTCGTCTTAGCGGATTCTTTAAACGCTTTCGCTGTCGGTGCGCCTTTAGCGCCGACCTTACGCATCTTCTCACCCGATCCGGCTGCGATGCGCGCGCGTTTAGCGTGTATGTTGGCGTATAGCCCTGGCTTACTTGCCACAGTTCCACCTTTTCATTGATGCTTTAGCGCGGTCTGCGTTCTTAGACTTAGCGACTACGCCGCCCATGCGCGCACAAAAACTAGCCTTACGGCCCTTATCTGCTTCGGTCTTAGGATTCGGAGCTGGCGCTTTTAACTTGCTGCCAGTGGCTTTATTGTATTTAGCGCGGCCTTTGGCTGTCAGTCCAGCCCCCGCTTTCGTCGATAGCTTCTCGCCACGACCTACAGATAATGATACCATTAGCTTGCCATCCATCCTGAAGAGGCTGCGTTGCCACCATACGCGAGGCGACGTGTGTTGTCTACTCGCTGTTCGCGTCTAGCTACGGGAAATGCGAAGGTTATCGCGATAGCGTCCGCCGCGTCTGGAGACGCCAGTCCTCTGCTTTTCATGTCCTTCTTAGACTCTAGGAATATGGTGCCTTTCGAGTCCGGCTTCATCATTGGCCCGATGAGGTCAGATTTTAAGTAGCGATCCTTCGGTATGCTCGCGTCCTTCAGCCAGTCCTTCATCGCGCCCCACATCTCAGCGCGCTTGTTCCCATACATCATGGGCTTCGTGCTCTTATTGCCGAAGTTCACGCCGCGCACCTTGTAGCGCTGCTCCTTCAACCGATCCACTACACCCGCACCCAAGCCGCCTTCGTCGATGACGACCAAGGCTGGCTTGAACTCTTCGATGACATCGATGACACGACCGACAACCTCCATCGTGTCGTCGCCTCGGTAGCGCTTGATGGCTAGGATGTCTCTGCCCTGCCTTATGGCTATAACGGTGGCGTCGGCCCCAAAGCGTGCTGGATCCACTCCGACCACGATGGGGGCGGACTGGTCGGCGACAGCGGGACGTTCCATTGCCTCGTCAACCAGCGCGTTTCCGATGAACTGGTCGTCTGATGCGTTGGGGAACTGACCGTAGACTTCGACATGCGCCGCGCTGGAGTCTGGCCCATACTCGTCAATGATTTGCTGGTAGACGGCTTTATCCGTCCCTTCGACAGATCGGGCATCGACAATCTTATTTCGCCAGAAGTCGCGCTTGGAGTTAAAACACTCATAAAAGTAACCAGAGTTACGACGGGGGTTGCTGAAGCACAACCAAAAGCGATTAGGGGTATTTTCCGTAAAAAAGCCCGCTGCAACTGACCAGATAGAATCATCAATTCCGCTCGCCTCATCGAATACCAGCATGACACCCGCGAAGTTGTGCACACCAGCGTATGCGTCAGGATTCTCCGCACTCCACAACCGCCCTTCTACGCCCCAGTAGCGCGTTCCCATTTTCAGATCACGTTCGACCAACTCCGCGATCCACTTAGCCGGTAGCACCCGCGTTGCGGATACCTCGAACCAGTGGCTGTGAATCGCCATGCTCAACCACTTTGTTATCTCGGCCCAGGTGACGCTACGGAGCTGCGCTTCCGAGTTAGCCGACACGATGGTCGTCGAGCCGATCCGCGTGGTCAGCATCCAAATTGTCAGCCAACTGACTAGCGCAGACTTACCGATACCGCGTCCTGAACTGACCGCCAGCCGCAGCGTCTCGAAGTCTATTCGTCCGTTGTTTGCGTGGATGTGATCGCGCAGTTCAACGAGCACCTCGCGCTGCCATTTGCGTGGGCCTTCGAAGTGCTCAAGGGGCGTATTCGGCTTCTTCCACGGGAAGGCTAATCTCACGAAGGCCAGCGGGTCGTCCTTCAGCGCCGGATTCCACAGCGTCGCCATCAAACGCTGTTCTTCCTCCGGACTGTAAATAGTCGTTTGCATCTATGATTTGCCCTTCGATGACTCGTTGCTGCGCCTCCTGAAGCGCCGCCGTAATAGATATGGTCTGGTTCACTTCTACGCTGACGGCCTGCTTGGCGACCCAGCCATGCGCGTGCTTGAGCATCTCAAGCGCCGCCTTAGTGTCGCCGTTCAACGCGGCTGTGCGGAGCACGTTCGCCATCTCAGCCTCGCCGTCTGCGCGGCCTTTGGTTTCCGCATACTCAGCGATAGGGTCGAACTGCACAAGCCGGCGATACTCTACCGGCATCATGCCGGCAGCTAGCGCCAACGCGTCACCTTTAAGTCCTTTGCGCGCGGCCTCGTAGATTAGTTCGAGATTCTTTTCTGTGGCCTCTATTTTTCGAGGCTCATATGGCAAGCTTTCAAACATAGAATCTTTATTACCATATTTTAAAAATAAAAAAAAGTTTGTGTAATCCCTGCGTAGATATTCCCAGACCACGCAAGGCCCAGTCCCCCCGTCGCGTCGCATGCCGTCGAATTGGCGCGCATGGTCGTTTAGTCAAATGATTGTCAACTATGTTTACATAAACTAAGTTGTCATTCAAATGTCGACATAACTCATGGTCATTATGGTCACGCGTTTACTAGTCGGAGGTCACACTGGTATATGAATGTAAACATATATGTCAACATGGGGGAAGAAAACGCGGCAAAGAAGAGGGGCTTTTGGTCATTATGGTCAAATGGTCACGCGGAAAAAATCGCGCCAAGAATGGTGACACACTATCTTTATTTGTATACATATATAAATTTTTCTTAGAATTAAACAATAATGACCATAATGACCATTTAACACTAAAACCCGCCAATTCAACACGTTTAACATGGTCATTTTTAAAATATATTTAACCATTCAAGACCATCAAGACCAGAATAAACAAAAAATCTTTGCTTTTAACAAAAAAGCTATTGACTAACAAAAAATCTTTGCTAATATATGATCATCAAATCGCAAAGAGGAGCAACCCAAAATGACCATATGGAAAAGCAACCCCGAACTGATGGCGCGTTTAACATCGGCGCAAAATCATCCCGCAAATATCAACCAAGACATAATGACTTTTTGCGCTTTCTTTACGACGGTCGAGCAATTGCAAAGACATGTCGAGCACTATGAGCAACAAGCGGCGCAATACGTAGCACCAAAGAAAAGAAAGCGGCGCGCATAAGCGCCGCTCTAATCTCTAACTAAAAAGGATTAAATATCATGCGTACGACATTTGATTTTATATCTGACCCTGGTCATGGATGGTTGAAGGTAAACACCCGCGATTTGTTCGCTCTAGGATTAACGTCGGCGGACTTTAGCTCATATAGCTATCGCCGAGGCGACGATCTTTACCTAGAGGAGGATTGCGACGCGTCGTTGTTTATCGTTCGCTATCGCGAGAGAACGAATAGCAACCCAAAATTCCGCGAACGCGTCGCGCGCGAAAAAAGATCAAAAATTCGTAACTATGATCACAATAGAGGCTATTGACTAATAAAGATTTTGTGTTAACGTCCTAATGTCTTTTTGTCTCAATATGAGGGTAGTCTAATGATTGATACAGCAAGCGCCTTGCGCCTAGCGATAAAGCGCAATCAATTTACCGGCGTGATATTATATGAAGGGCCAAGCGCCATCGATGGCGCGCCTATCGTGGCGATAGCTAATCGCATTATCGCGAATAGCGCCAATGCTAAGACCGGCGCAATGGTTCAGACTTTCATAATACGCGCCGATGTTAATCCTTTTACAGCAATTAAAGACGGGCGTGATCATAGCATTTGTGGAGATTGCCCCCAGCGACCCTTCAAGGGCGGTAAATGCTACGTTGACGTGGCTAAATCAGTAGTGAGCGTTTACGGCGCATATGAGCGCAAGCGCTATGCGCGCCCTGGCATAGACTATGACCCTGCTATATTGCCGGAGCTATTTGAAGGGCTAGCGTTTAGACTTGGCACGTATGGCGACCCTGCCGCAATACCTTTTCAGATATGGCGCGCCGCGACGTTAAGAGCTGCCAAGATTACAGGCTATAGCCACCAATGGCGCGACCCGCGCTTTCAGGCTTTCTCGCTGCTATGTATGGCTAGCTGCGAATCAGAATCAGACCATTTACTTGCTAGCGCTTGTGGATGGCGAACCTTCCGCGCCAAAAAATCTAAAGACGTTAAATCATCTAATGAAATTGGTTGCCCTGCCGCTAAAGAAAACGGCGCGCGCACTAGCTGCGATAAATGCGGCCTATGCGCTGGCAATAGCAGTAAATCGTCTAAAGATATCGTGATTAACCTTCACGGGTTCCGCGTAGGGAGGGCCGCATAATGGCTACCATACAGCAAGTTACTACTAAGACCGTTTCGTTAAAAATTATAATGAGGAGCGCTCTATTCAATCGCGGCGTTAAAGAGGCGCGTGAAGGTAAACCATTTAATTATGACGCGGGAAAAACGCTCAACGATCAATGGGCCTATGAGCGCGGGCGCTTGTTCGGGACACGATACAAAACAACACCAATAAAAGATCATAGGGGGCGCGTTACTTACACGGCGCAAGATGACATGGCGCAAGCTTTAAGAGAGGGGGTTATATTATGAGAACACTATCAACAATAGCGCGCGAGATAGCGCAAGACTGGCGCAAGCCATACTTTGGCGCGGTACCATACCTGCAAGCTATGTCGACGCTGGACGATATCAATCAACCCTATGGTTATGATAGCGGCGAAAGTATTGTTCGCTATTTTTTATGTAACGCCTCGACATGGCGCGGCGATACCGCGCGGCGCGTTAAGGCAGAATTGAAGGGGATGTTAAAATGAAAAAGCCATTAAAAGATCACCCATATCATAAAAAGACTGACGCCGAGCTTGAATATATTGTTAAAGACGCGAGAGCTGCTGCTGACGCTATGCGCGGCGTTAATGAGCAAGCCGAGCTTAAATATATCGATCAAATTAATGACGCGTTTACCGTCATGGGCTATCGCGCGGCGCGTCAATATATCGAAACCTATGGGGTGTAACATGATAGAGCTAACACTAGAACATGAGGCGGTCGAGGCGCTTATTAAAATCTTAAACGCTCAACCCGCGCCCTTGCCTTGGCATTTAATCGACGCGCTGCACACTATGCAAGAAGAGTACGACAACGAAGCCGAGCGCCAACACTGCGCGCGGTATGACTGGGATAGAACGGCTGAGAACGACTAAGGGGGATAACATGAAAAAGACGAACACGTTCACATATAATTTTGAGGAGCTGGAGTTAATTCCAGGCTATGCCGTCACAGCTACAGGGGAAGCGGATATAGAGTATACAATGGCTGACGCGGAGCCGGACGTAGGAATTTTTGACGCCTGGGCCACTGATATCGATATCACGTCAATTGTTTTGCATAACAATAAAAAAGACTTGTCGCCTCTTAATCTTAGCCAGGATCACTGGCTTTATAAGCTTATATATGACGCGCTAATAAATAGCGACCATGTGCAGCAATCATGTGAAGAAGACGCATGTTATGAGGCAGACATATGAGGCAAGCTCTTTATCTCATAGGGCTAGCGGCAAGCGTTAGCCTAGCCATACCTGCGGCAATCATAACCATACTTTACCTAATAGAACGAGGCTAGCATGTACGATTTTTGCTGTTTGCTTTATCGCCTATCCACACCGGCGCTTGAGCTAATGTTACAGGGTGAGGGTGACGAGACACGCCGCGAGTTAATAGAGGGGGAAATCAATGCGCGCGCCACGAAAAACTAATCCAATAGATGATGTGATTAACGAGCTTAACAAGCCGATCTTATTGTTGCGCGAGTTAAAAAAGGCAAACAAGGAAATTGAACGCCTTCAAAGACAATTAAATTATGTCGCAAGGGGGTTTGGGACAGTTAAAGACATGGAGGACAAGATTTTAGAGTTATCAGTCCGCAATGGCTACCTTGAAGGCATGGTCAAAAAATACAAGGAAAAATTAAATGCTACATCTTGATTTATTTTGTGACCACCCAGGGCGCATGAAAGCTAAAGCAATCAAGACTGATAACACTAGCTGCGTTATCATTTACAAGTGTGATGGAAAAGAAACGCCGATCATGCGCCTTTACGTAACGCATGCAGACTTGCGCGGTTTGGCGACAATAGCGAGCGCTTTAAATTTTGCTTTTAATATGGGGCCACATGAAAACAATAAAGCAAATAATACAAGAGGAGGCGAAAGCGGCGGGGTTAAGCTATGAAACCCTTATCTCTTATAACAACACGCTGCGCGTTATCGCAGTGCGCCGCAAGGCCATGTATCGCGCGCATATAGAAACCGATAAAACTTATACGCAAATAGCGCGCGTCTTTAAACGCGACCATACAACCATCATAAGCGGGATTAACTATGAAAAACGAAGAATCGGCGTTTATTGTCCTAGTAACAGCAATCATTGAGGTGCTGCTATGTCTAAAATAAAAGAATATTTTCTAGAGCAATACGAGGAGCTGCAATGCACCATTCCCGACATTCCACGCGACGAGCCATGCGAGAATGTCAACAAGCCTCTGTGGCGTTTCTGGACAAAATGGACTAGAAAGACAGGCATGACAGAAGCGGAAATTGTCCAGTATCTGGATACGATGTTTTGATCTTAACGCTTTTCGTTTTAGGTCTTGTAGCGTTTATCGTGATGCGTTAGGGTGCGGCCTATGGCCTCCTCCCTTGGCCTTATATGCAAGCCTCCTGCCCTCTAGCTGCCCCCATAGCTAGAGGGCTTTTATTTGACGAAGCCTGGATAGCGCCCCGAGGTCATATCCATAAAGCCCCAGGGGCGGTCGTTGCCTAAATAGCTAAAACCTTCCATCAACTTGCTTGGGCCTTTAACGTCTTCATTAGAGGTTTCAGTTGCGGTGTAATAGCGCGGATAGGCGCGCATAGGATTAAAGACGAAGGCGTTCAGGGCCATCGGCTGGGCTGGGGTAGCCTGTGTAGGCATGTCGCCCATAAACCCTACAGGCGAGCGCTCACGGCTCGTTAAGGGGTCGCTGTAGGATGGCCCAGGCCCGAACAATTGCGCCGCGAGCGCGTTGTATCGCGGCATAAAGTTATGCTGATACATAAACGTAAGGTCATCCAAGTAGGATGGTTCCGGCAGGTCTTTGAGCGCCTCTTTGCTAGAATAGCGCTCCCTGGCTATCCTGCCGAGCAATGCGTTTACTTCGTCAACCATTACCTACCCTCTTTCGGTTCTCAATAAAGAACCAAATGAAAAGCATCCATAAAACGGTAACCCTAACCAGTAGGCATAAGGCGCGTAGCAAGCTTTTCTCGTATGACCTTGATGCGGCAGTTCATCGCTCCCGCAGTTCCAGTTCCTATTCTCACAGCAATCTCCTTCGCGGTCAAACCCTCTTTCATGTAGGCGTATATGCGCTCCTCGGCAGGCGTTAGACGTGACGGATCTTTCAAGGCATGCATAGCACCGGGTTTCATTTGACCACCTGTAGGGTTGGGGTTGGATTGGGTTCGCACATGTTCCGAAGGTCGGAATTTTTATGACTAGCCATCTCAGGCGCGCAGAACACATGGCGCTTGGTCTGATATTTACCTGAGTGCAGCCGCCCGCAATCTATCCAGCCGGCCTCCTTGAGCGCATGGAGAAGCGCTGCCTGTGGCACCTTAACGCCATTGCCTGCCATGGTGCTTATACGCGAGCATATGTCGTGGAACGGGCCACCGATAACGCCGGCAGCAAAATCGCCTTTGCGACCGCGCGCCATCTCGACGATAAAGCTCTCGGCCATAGACATGCCATGCTCAACAAGCGAAAGCTTGAAATCAGTGATAGGCGGCGCAGCGGTAGGGTTGAACTTGCTCACATCGCGCGCATAGAGCCAAGCGGCGATAGCCTCAAAGCCACCGGCCTTATACCAGGCCCAGATCTCACGCGCCTCATCGGGCGACATGCGCGGCGCAGTAGACCACAGACAGAACCAGCGGCGGTCTTGCGACGGTATAGAGATCGGAATCGGATCGTTGGTGAACGCGAGCACAAGCAGCCGGTTGATCATCTCGTAAGGATGCAGACCCTTGCGGTTGATCGGCAGCATGTCAGGCGGCGCAGCAATAATGGGCTTGAGCTTGTTAGCCAGCGCGCGGCGCTCACGGGCCTCCGGCTCGCGTAGCTCGTTAAGAATGAGTATCTCGCTCTCTAGCTGATAGCCCCACTGCGAAGAGAGGCTCTCGTTGTCTATGATACCCCAGTTGTGATTGTTCGGGCCACAGACAGACCAAATGAATGGTGCCCACATCGTATCTTTGCCGGAGCCTTCATCGCCGCCATGCAACACGGCGTGATTTACTTTTACTTCTGGGTGTTGGAGCTTAAACGCCATAACGTCGTAGCAATGGTTTCGTTCAATCTCATCTCCCACCAATCGTTCACAATGGGCAGTAAAGCGAGATATATCACTAGTTGTTCGTGCGACAGTGGGACGCGCATCTCGCCATCTATTGCCATAGACTTCGCCATCTTTATGCACCAAGATCTTTTCACCTGCCGCATAGGTTAAGCCTTTCAATAATTTTGCTTTGTGCTCTTGCCTGTTCTCATCGAAACAAACAGACGCCTCGATGCGGCGCTTGGGGTTGTGCACTGATGTGCAGTTGATGTGCCGAAAGATAGCATTGAAAGATCCGCGCGAGATCTCGTTACGCGTTGTCATGTCAAAGTAAGCGTCGTCATCTACGATGTACGCAAAGCGCTCATACCAGCTACCGCGCTCAACACGCCCAGCCTCTTCTCGATCTACCTGCGCCACACGCTCAGATGCAACATCTGGATAGAGCGCGTTAGGCTTGATGCCTTCAAACATTGCTTTAAATTCATTTGCAATAAGATCGCCTCGAATACCTTGGCGCTCGCGCGGGCCACCATTGTCGGCGACCCATGTAAGAAACGCTTCGCTGTTAAGGTGCTCGCAATGCGCGTGTTTACAGCAATAAGATCTGTCTAGTGGCTTGTACCGGCCTTCAATCTGTCCATCACTATGTTCTTCGTGATTAGGACATACAACGCCCATCCATCCCGCAGGATTAGGACGCGACAGAACAAGCCCTTGCTCGTTGAGCCACGTCATTACGTTATCAATGCCGGTATCTTCTACAGTTACTGATTTATAAATTGACGTAGACGCTTCACCTGGCACAACGCCGAGCGCATCGCATATTTCTTTTAACGTGTAGTCTATAGTAGGATTAAATTCTATTTCTACGCAGGTAAATGCATCGCGTCCTGGCTTTAGATTAACTGAACCAGGCAAGCGGCAATTACGCACAGCATTAGTAGCGCCCTTGTCGGTATAACCAGCGTCGGCGATAGCTGTAATGGCTGCACAATATTCTCCTATTGTAGGTTGTTCTCTAAATGCGTAACACCACTGAAAATTGCCTGGGCTTGTCTCAACGATCCATGTCGGCTTAAGCGGCGGTATCTTGGACTTAGTGCCGATATCGTCCAACATCATAAAGAGCACGTATTCGCAATTTGCTGTTGCGGCGCTTATGCGGTCTTTTAATCGCTCAACAATAAAAGAACCTGTATTAATATACCATGCTTCACCTTTCTTGCGCTTATGCGCGGGCAAGTAAGCGGGCCAAGTATATTTATAAGATCCGTCCAAATATTGTTGATGAACCCCACCACGCATAAGTGGAATCTGACGCACGATAAGCGGCGTTTCGCCGGTTTCGGCAAGACTAATGACATAGTCTAAGATTCTATTTTCCATAACGCCCCATAATATTAGCCTCAACGGCAAGTGGTAATCCAACCGCCCAATCTGGCGGCGTTGTCATCACACGAACCATAGCCTCCCTTGCTATTTCCGGCTCATCTGATTCGACAACTATTTCGTCATGCACATGAAGCACAACATTATTTAAATTTCGTAGACTGTACCTTAATAAATCATTTGCAACTGCTTGGGTTACATTCTCACATGCAAGCCCACGCCATAGCCGTGCACGGGGCCATTCCTTTGCGTCTGCGGCTGGTTTCCAAGATGCTTTGGCGTAAGTTATACTGCCGTCATCTTCAAACCGCGCATAGGGATAACAAAGAACGCGACCCGAAGGGAGAGCATACCAAAGGTGCTCACCGCGAAACAAGTATTTAATTCTACCCGCGCTAAATATTTCGTCTTGACGACCTAGCGCCCGCGTGTACGCCATCTCGATGTCATTCCAGAACGGCACTGACCATTTATTTGCGAGTCTCCAGGCGTTTACCATGCGTCTGGCTTCGTCTTCCGGCATGTTAATTCCGTATACACGACCCATCGCAGCAAACGCGCCGACACCGCCGGCAAAACCACACGCAAGCTCTTGCACTTTACCAACCTGGCGTTGGTCTTTTGTCACATCTTCTATTGCACAACCAAAGGTTTTTGATGCGTTGAACTTATACACATCTTGTCCAGAATTAAATAACGCAAGCTTGTCATCGCCATTCATGGACAACCACGGAGTAACACGGGCTTCTATGGACGACCAATCGGCGACGACGAACTGATGACCCTTGGCCGGAATCATCGCAGGACGTAACATACCTTTGAGCACATCAGTGACGCGCTTGCCGAACTTAGGCACGATCTTATGTCCGCGCACCATCGCATGACGCACAGCCTCTGGCTCTTCGGCGCAGACGCGCGTGAAATTATGAACCTGCGCGCCGTAGCTAGACGCGCGCCCTGTTGCGCTGCCACCTGCGAACACGAACGCGCCGCGTACTCTGTGGTCATCGCCGGCGAGATCGTTAAGGCGCTTGAACTTTGCTACAGAAGACGCCCAAAGATCGTCAGCGCACTGTATAACGTCGGCAACATCTGGCGGCACTTCTTCAGGATCGTCCATCGCCAATAAATTTGCGCGCGCCGTCTTGTCGATACTATACTTGTCGTCGCGCTCCATGAGCTTGAGGGCTGCGGGGCCGACACGATCTTGAACCCATTGTCGCATCTTAGGGCTTCGGACTGATGTAATCTCGCCATTCGTAACCTCACGAACGATTCGTTCGATTTCCTGTAATTCATCAGCCGCAAATCGAACCGCCGCTTGGCATAAAAATACGTCAACCAAGACGCCGCGATCATTGATCCGCTCATTAGTATGATAATCTGCCAGCTCTTCATCTGTCAGTTCCCGCATCGCCTTAGATGCCGCGCGCATCGTACGCACGTCTTGTTCGCAATATTCTACCAGCTCTTGCAGCAAACGCACGTCGTTGCTGAACGGCGGGATGCAGAGCTTACGCACCAAGTAGTTGCCTCGGTGATCTTTACGCATGCTTGTGCCAGCAAAACGCGCAACGTCTTCGAGCGATCCTGGCGCACAGTTAGCTCTCGCTTGTGACGCGGTGCAGTAGAATTGTTCAAGCGGGATCTGTTTGTCTAACACATGCCAGAAAATCAGACGCTCAAACGCTGCGTTGTGCGCGCGGATCTGACCGTTCAAGCGTGGGAACGGCTCGCCTGGACGCCACGTCTGCACAGGATCGTCGTTGTATGCGTAAGACATACACAACACTTCTGTTGTGGGATGACGGGCGTAGTTATATACGCCCATCGATTTTAGATCGCACTCGCTCCGCGTTTCAAAATCAAGCCAGATCATTTTGGTGCATCATATCTTGTGCCGATAGTCTGGCCGTAGCGGTTGCTGTAATACATGCCATACTCATCGCCTACGCCCGCAGCGACCATGCGCCCGTTGCGATCATAGATGAAAGTTTGCTCGCCGTAGTTCATCTCAGTGAACCTTGGCGTCTCCACTTCTTGTGATTTTAATGGCTGTGTGATAAGCGTCAACGATACGGTCAAGAACAAAAAGGATCTCATCGGGTTTCTCATGTTTGTCAGAATATTGTTTGATGGTGAACAATAGATCGCCCATCAATTGCTTTAGTCTTAATTCACGGTCGTTATCTTCGCTTCCCATACGATTGACTCCGTTATCTTTGTTGGATCTTTTGCGTCTTGCGTTAAGAACTGTGTTTGTATTGGCCCAACGCCAAGCGCCATCCAATAGCGCGCGCCGGTCGCAGGTTTGCCATCCCAATTCTGCAAATAGCTGAACTTGATCACGTCTTGGTAATACACACCAAGCGCAGACATCTGCGAGATATGCTCTTCAAAGTGTACGATCTGTACGCCCTTACTTGACGCTGGGGGCCAGCATTTAAAGAAATCAAAGCGCGGGTAATTTACGTAGTCAGACCCGACTTCTTGGAACTCGCCCCAGCCAATCGGCGGGTTAAGTACGACCTTCTTGTTGCCTGGATAATCATCGCGCCATTCAGCAACGCCAAAGCCTGTGCGGTATTGATAATACCATTTGTTCAGCCAGGTGCCGGCTGAATCATAATTGTTGTACAGCATGCTATCGCTGCCCTTATCGTAGCTAAACACAGATGTGAAGCTAGGCGCGTTAGGGTTGCTATAGTCAAAGCGTCTCAGTTCGCCGCTCTTAAAGAACGGCCAATAGGCAGGCACAAATAACATTTGATTTCTCCTGAGATAAGAAGGGGCGCTTCACGCGCCCCAACTCATTAACCTCTGCGACGACGAACGGGAGCTTCCGTTACTTCTTCAACAGTGGGTTCTGTCTCATTACTCACGAATTTCACGATCTCGATTACAGGCGTATACACGCGCCCATAGCCGGCGTTGTGAGTATAATGAGTACTCTTTAACTTTACGATAGGAACAGGTTCCGATTTACGAATCCTATAGTTCATGCCTGTTTCAAAAGCCACGCGCCGAACTTCCGGCACACCGCCTTTGGTTTTAGTTGTATATCGCGCGGATAATCCTTTATCATTTCCGCTAATGCATTGTAATGATATACCAACTTGCTCTTCCCAACCATTAGAGTCAGGAATATCTTCAGGCATAACAAGTTCATCTTTTCCCAGCGGCTTCATGACCTCACCAAGAAGCTTACCCATGTTAGGCGTGTCTTGCGCGCCCCAACATACGAAACCTTCTACAAATGAGAATGGATTAATAGCCCAAAGTGAGTCGCGCTCGATCTCAGTTTGATCAGCGCCGTAAACCCAATGACCTGTTTTATCCATTTTTAGATACACTTCTTTAAGACGCGTAGGCGAACCTGCCGCGAACTTTTCAAGAGCTGCACCTAAATCAGCGACTGCCGGTAAGTTTGCAAAGTCTGTCATTTTCTATCTTTCCATTTTGCTAAAAGCCAGAAGACTCTGGCTGAGTTGCGACACCGCCGGCCTAGGATCATCCTTTGGCGCGATTGTGTTGCCCGATGAGATGGACACAACATGCTCTTTTGGTAAAGCGAGCTTGTGCTTTTTCAACACCTTTTCCGCTTGCGCTACCGATAGGAGCTTCGTCTCCATCAATTCCGACATATCCAGTCCCATTTTCTCAAGAGCTTCTCGCGCTCCTTCAGCATCCACCCATTGGCGTGTTGCTCGTTTTGAGACCAGTTTAAAATCTGTGATTTGTGTTCCTTCTTCCATACTGCGAAGAGCAAGCTCTCGCACATCTTTAATCCACGGCTCAAGCAAATCAGCAAGTTTAAGAGCATCTGAAAGATCCGGCAGTTGCTTTAGTTGTATCTTAGCTGCGCGTTTAGCCTCGCCGTTCATCAAAGGACAAATAGCTTTGGCGGCGCACCAGCGACAATGATCACCCTTCTTTAGAGGGGCGTCTTCACGCATGGCAGAATGAATAGCACGCACCAGTTCACGCTCAAAGTTTTTGATGCGTCCAGGGGTTGTTTCCCAGACCTTGATGTAAGGGGGCTGGACGATGATGCATTCGATTTTGTTGACGCCTTCAAACGCCCAGCGGCAGCTCTCTGTGTGCATAGCTGCGGCTGCGTAGAACATGAGCTGATCGTTTTCTTCTGCGTCAACCCAGACGCCGCTACCGAACTTCCAGTCAAGAATAATAGCAGTATCGCCACGGCGACCAACCACGTCGCAAGATCCAAACACTTCTTGTAATGGTTCAGGAAACGCGACGTGAACTTCAGTCTGGAACTCCAACTTGCCTTCTGGATCGATCTCATCGAGCGCGGCGAATGCAGGCCGTAGTTTCTCATTTAACTGTTCCTCAGTCGCATCAGTAAACGTGTCAATTGATTCGCCATTGAGTATACGCTCCATGCACTCATGCAGGAACGTGCCTTCTTCTGCGTATGACGACGTAGGCTTCGGCGGCACTTTACTAACCAGCGCAACACTGCCAGGGCAGTTGATGACGCGCTTGGCTGATGAGCCGCCGACAATAGTAGAATGTGCCATTTATTATCTCCCTTATGCGAATCACACTAGACAACTTTTTTTGTTTATGCAATAACTTTTTTATGAAAGAATCAGACATTGAACAATATTTGGTTAAAACCGTCCGCGCTATGGACGGCGAAGCCTACAAATTCAACTCGTTATCGCATCGCGGCGTGAGTGATCGCGTTGTGTGTTTACCAAATGGCGAGACGTGGTTCATCGAAGTGAAGACAACAGGGGGCAAGTTGTCGGCGCTTCAAAAAATCTTTGCACAAGACATGAAGCGTATGAATCAGCATTACGCGTGTCTGTGGAATAGGGAGCAAGTAGACCGATGGGCGATAGAAAGAGACTCAAAAAAGAAGAGCATATGACTCGGCTAGAGATTGTATTTAGGCAGTTAGTTGAAGAAAGATGCCGTGAAGTAGATAAAATTTATTTAAATCTTCATAAAGACGAAAAGCCTTTAGCTGGCGTGCGTATGTACATGTTAGGTGAGTTTTTAGCTAAAGACATGATAACTCTTCTTACTAAAAAAAGACCAAAATGAAGCTGCGTCCTTATCAAGATGAGGCGGCGGATTTTCTTTTCTGTCGTGACAGAGCCATGATCCTCGCGCCAGTCGGCGCGGGGAAGACAGCAATAACATTAACAGCTATGCGCGACATGCTGGAGAAGGGCTTCGTAAGCCGCTGGCTTGTGCTCGCGCCCAAGCGTGTGTGCACTGACGTGTGGCCTGTTGAAGGCCCGAAGTGGGCACCTGAAATGCCTATAGCCGTGGCTGTCGGTTCACCAACACAGCGTCAAGCGGCGTTCGCTGCGGACGTTGATGTCGTCGTAACTAATTACGACAATATACCGTCAATTGATCCTACAGGCTTTGATGGAATAGTATTTGATGAATTAACGCGGCTTAAGAACCCAAGCGGCAAACGCTTTAAGCATCTGTTAAAGATCCTTGATCAGTTTCACATACGCTGGGGTTTGACTGGATCGTTTACGTCGAACGGCTTGGAAGACGTGTTTGGTCAATGCAAGGTCGTTGATCAGAAACTACTCGGCAGATCTAAAGGCGCGTTTCTGCAACAGTATTTCTACTGTTTAAACCGCGAGTATCAACAATGGGTGCCACTACCCACCGCGCTAGAGAGCGTCATGCACGCGATCAAGCCGGCGACATACGTGCTAGAGCCTGGAGAGTATAAGGACAAGCTGCCGGAACTGCATGTCGTGGATATGCGCTGCACGATGGATATGGGGCCGTACAACAAGATGAAACGAGATTTTGTTTTGGAGCTGGGCCAGACCATTACAGCGCCGACCGCTGCGGTCGTGACGCAGAAACTACAGCAACTCGCCGGCGGCTTCGTCTACGGCGCAGACGGCGCGGAGTGGCTTACTTCGCATAAGTATGACCTATTAAAAGAAGTGCTCGAAGAGAACCAACACGACAACACCATCGTTGTGTATAACTACAAGGAAGAGCTTGCTAAGTTACGAGAACTATTTCCGAAACTTTCCACTATGGACGATCCACAGGCTGTGGACAAGTGGAACAGAGGCGAAACAGAACTTTTAGCGATACATCCTAAATCCGCTGGGCATGGACTGAATCTACAGTTTGGCGGCAACAAAATGATTTTCTTGTCGTTGCCTTGGTCGCTTGAACTGTACGAACAAACCATCGGGCGCTTGCATCGCAGCGGGCAAACAAAAGATGTCTGGTGTTACAATATTATTTGTGCTAACACCATCGATGAAAAGATCCAAACCGCGCTGAAAGACAAGCGCTCCATGTCGGAATTGGCGTTGGAGGAATTATGCACTGGAACGAACTGAATAAGAAATTAGCTGATTTATCTGAGAAGCAAGTTTACGACCTGCTTCAGGATGAACGCGCGAATGGGCGGCGCGCTTTTATTATGACCCGCTTGCATCAACGCTACAACATTCTGCGAGTGTTGCGCGAAAGAGAGGAACTGTTGAAAGATGCATACACCTACCGATCTCCTAAGACAGGCCGCTGATATCATCGCCGAGCGCGGTGAGACATACGGCGGAATCGAAAATAATTTCCAGCTTGTAGCGGATCTGGCGTCGTTACGTTTGGGGCGTGACATCCATCCGTTTGAGGTGGCGATTATTATGGTCTGCGTTAAGAATGCGCGGGCGTTTAATGACCCGACACATCTTGATAGCCGCATAGACGCTATGAACTATGAAGCGTTTGCGAGCATGTTTGCTGCCGATTACATCGCACAGAAAGCAGCAACCGGCGCTAACATCGGTTACAAGAAGAAGGTAGAGTTGAAGCCGGCTAAGATCGAGCCGCTAAAGTCTACACGCCGCGCGGAGCTTGCCGTAATCGACGATAAACTGAGCCGTTTCGGTTCCACGGAGCCGCCGAAGTTCACTGGCGACAGCGCGCTGTTGAGCGAGTGAGTATTGAGCGAGTGGCGGGCAAGACCCGCCGCTCGTTGACTGGCAGCTAGAAAGTGCCGTTGTCGAGATCAGTAGCAGTATCGTCCACGGTTTTAGGGGCCATAACGACATTGGTCTGTCTTTCTTTTAATTTGGCTGCAAGGTCTAATCGACGCACAACTTCCTCGCGTCGTCCGCGCTCATAGGCTTCAGCCGTTAGCATCTTAGCCGCCCCATACAGAACGACTAAAACTATGCCAATTAAGATAACAGTTGTCATGCGCCCGTGACGTTAAAATCTTTAGCGCCGATAAGACCGATGGCGACAAGCGCTGCTTGCAGCGAAGACCAGTCAAGCGTCTTGGTCTGCCAAGCGTTAAAGAGAACGCCGATGAGAGTGATGATGCCAGGGATTGTGGTTTTCCAATTCTTAATCATTCCATTGTCCTCCTGAAATAAATGCCGAGCATGAATAATAGTTTGGCCCCGTAAGCAACCGATGCGGCGGCAGCGACAGCGTAAACAATATACGCCAATCGCGGATCCATTAGTTACAGTTCTCCGGCTGCGTCACTGTGCAGTCAAAGATATACTTAGCCGGCGCACAGCCAGAAAGTAAAAGGCAGAGTAAGATTATCCGCATAATGCTTTGATCTGGTTCTTGACGTCAGCGATCCGTGCAGCCCATCCTTTGCCGAACGTAGACCAGATCGACAAGGACTGCATAAACGCCAAGCGTTTGTTGGTAACAGCCATCGCAACATATGTCTTAGTAGCTTCTATGGTTGCAGGCCCGATCACGCCGTCTTGCGTAACGCCGACAACAGCCTGCAAGGTCTTGGCTGCGCGGCTTACGCCGGAATTGACAGCATAATCGAACACAGCAAAATCAACGCCAGAGGGCAGATTATCTCCAGAAATACGATCCCAGTATAGGTTCTTGTAAATCGCCGCAACTTCTGAATCAGCGATAGCGCGCACGCTTTGCGTTGGGAGATTCTGTGACTTGCGCCAGCTATCATAAACCGCTTGCGTAACTCCCTTATTCGTCGGGCCACCTGGGTCTTTTGGATGGTCAACGTAGCCGCCCTCATACTTCAGGACTTGTTTCAGCGCCTGGGCGTAGTTCTCTTTCATCTATCCGCTTTCTGGCTCACAATATCTCGAATCGTATCGAGCTTTATGAACACTTGGCTAAGTGTCGTGTTAAACTCTTCGCGGGTAACATAGCGTCCAGCGACAAGAACTTCGATCTGGCCTACTTTTTCAGCCAGTTCTTTATCAGCGGTCTGCAAATCTTTCACGGCGCTCCAGACGGTATTCAATACCCATCCGCCCAGAACGCCGATCACGCCGACCGCTACGTCGAAGAATACTTGGATCTCGCTATTCATTATCTTGCCATCGCGTTCTGGTTGTCTCTCCGGCGCATCACGTTCTGAACGGTCACAGCTCCAGAGATCGCGGGGCCAAGTTTCTGCACAGTGTCTTTTACACCTGCGCCCATGCCTTTTATCTTTTCTGCGGTCTTTTTAGTCTTTTCCGCATACGCCACAGCGGCTTCAAGAACCTTTGCAGTCTGTTCGGGATCCAACATCTCAGTTGCGATCTCAAGCGCATATTTACGATCAAGCGCGCCCTGCGATTTATCCATTATTTTATTGACGGTCGATGTGATGCGGTTCATCCAGTTAGGAGCACGCGGCAACACACCTTTGGTTATTTCAGTCGCGTCAGGCGCAGCTTCTCTAGCCACACGCGCCATACGATCTGCTTGCGCCTCGCGCGCTAAGTCAGCTTGGATATTCTCAATAGCTTTTACTTGTGCGGGCGTTAAAACCTGAGACAGTTTCTCAAACCGAGGCCCACCACCTTCAAGCGCTTGTTTGATCGTGCGCGGTGCAGCCTCAACAGCCGTCGCAAACACACCTGCGCGTTGCGGCGCTTCTTCGCTCAACGGTGCCAGCAATTTGCTTTCAAGATATTGGCCGATCTCCATTTGATTGATCGGGCCGCTACGTTTTGCGAATTGTCCGCGCGCTTGTTCATACAGCGGTGATTTTTGTTTGATCCAGCTAATTAATTGCTTACGCGTGTTACCTATAGCAGCGGCTTCAGATGCGCCGATGCCAAAGCGTTCTGGATTGCGTATAAGATCGTCCATAGACATCTTGAGCGCGTGCAAGCTGCTAACAGGATACTTAGCGGTTGTCGCAGGAATCGTGCGCTTGATCGGGTTACCATACTCATCGACGATAGCGGACTCTACAGTCGTAGCAGGTTTAGTCTCGCCAAGCTGGAAGGTATGGCCGCGCTCTGCGGCTAACTCTTCAGCGCGAGCAAGCGCTTTGTCCATCGAAGGACGTGTGAGTAACTCAGCTAATTTCTTATCTTCAGGCACAAGCATCTTATCTGCTTTTCCGTAAAGATACGCAGCTTCTTTAGACCGGCCTTCTTTAGCCGCTTCTAGCGTGCGCTCAGATCCAGCTACAGTTCTTAAAGCTTTTAGCCGCGCCGCGCCTTGCTCTTGAGCACGTTGCATATATTCAGATGGCATTGTCTCGGCGGCTGTAGCGCCGAGAGCCTGGAACTTAGCCGCACCAACAGGCGCAGCGGCTTGAGCCGCCGTAGGCATAGCGCCAGGAACAATCTGAGCTTGTGGGCTGCGAAGCGCCGAGATAATTTCAGGCGTTCTGCCCTCAGTCGCCGCCATGTAGGCTGCATACTTAGGAGCCATCATGTTACGCGCGAACTCGTAAGTAGGCGCGGCGGCGTTAAAAGGAGCCTGCACCATGCCCGCTAAAACATTTGAAGGTGCGGTTTGTTGCGCTAATTTCATAGCGCCCTGCGCTAATGGGCCTTTGCCGGCTAAACGCGCGCCAGCTCCGACACCACCTGCGATAGCGGATATGTCAGATAAAACGCCGACAGGATCTTGCTTGAATGTCTCTAACGGCGACGCATAGCGTTCGCCAAAATATCCACCAATAGCTTTAGCCGTCTGGACAGGACTCATCGCAGCCTGTCCTAATGCTTCCGCTGTCTGAAGTGGGTGCGTCGCAGTCTCGTAAACGCCTTGCGCGAGATTAAGTGTGCTCGCGGGGATATTTCCAATCGTTTCGCCAAGATAGCCCGCTATCTTTTGCGGCGTCGTAACGATCTCTTGAGGCTCGGATGGCTTGGCTTCAAGCGCGCCAATGTCATACCCATTAGCTTTCAGCTTTTCTACAAGCTGCGCTTTGGTTGTTCCTTCAGGAACATTTTTTATGACTGTGCCGTCAGGGAGCCGAACATCCATTATTTCAGATCCCCAAAGTCAATAATGCCGCCTGCTTTTGGTGCGGCACCAGCGTCGCCCGCATATTTTGCCATGCGTCGTTTGGCTTCATTCCATGCTGCCAATCGTGTTTCGACAGGAATCGACGGATTGTCGAGATTACCTTGCAAGGATTTAAAGAACTCACGATCTTCGTTAGATACGCCAGCGCCTAACTTGCCGTTCATTCTTTCCAAGACAATATCGTTAACAAGCGTCCCGATCTGAGCAATAGCTTTAGCGCCCGTCGTAGATCGACCAAAGAATCCGCTGACGCCAGACGCCGCCGCTTCAAGACCGCCGCTAGTAGATTTCTTAATTAACGTAGATAGCCGATCATCCCCTGTCTTAGGATTGTATTCGATATCTTTAAATACTTGATTAGCAAACCGACGGTTAGTAAATTCAGGCGTTCCAGGCACAGGTTCAGGCACATTAGCCGGAGCGCCAGGAGGCGCGGCCATATCAACGCGCGGCGTTAATTTGCCTTCTGGCGTAGCTTGAACACGCGGTGCGGGGATACCGCCGCTGGTAAGCGGTAAGGACTCGGCAGTCCCCGCAGCTTCATTTGTGCGAATGACCGTACCTGTTCCTTCAGGGCCAGCCAAAAATTTATACTTATCCGCAATCCCGCCCGCGCTGCCAGGAACAACTGTAGCGCCTTTTCCTGGCTGATACTTAGGAATAGCGATTGTTTCCTTAAGACCTGTAGCCGGATTAATTCTTTCTTTAAGCTCATACTCATCGCGGCGTTTAATTTGATCTTGGAACGTCGCCATCTGAGTTGTGAAGTTTGTCAACGCCTCTTCGTCGTAGTCAGGGCGCAATACATTTTTCAAAGGATCGGGTAATTTATCATAGAAAGGCTTATAGCCTTTGCCGCCAGCCATGACGATCTTAGCCGCTGTATTTTCAGCGGTTTTAAACATCTCTGCATCGCGCTCTAACTGCGTCTTGGCGGCTTTAGTTTCCGCTTCGCCAGCAAGCCGTTCTTCTTTAAGAGCTTCCTGCGTTAGTTTACGCTCTTCAAAAGGAAGTTTAGCCTGCGCTATGCCGAGCATACCTTGATGATATAGTGCGGTAGCGCGCTGTGCGTCAGCCGCTGCCCGCTGCGCTTCCGCTTGGCGTTGCGCGCCCATGACGCTGATAGACTCAGGTAAATACCCAGCTCTCGCAAGCGCGTTAATAGTTTCAGGCGAGTTAATATCCGCGCCGCCTAATAGGCTAATCAATTGATTCTGACGGTCTAATTCACGCTGTTGAAGCTGTTGCTGTTGCGCGCGAGCGCCCATCATCTGGTATTGCGCCAGCATATTTGCAAAGTCAGGCGCTGCGTTAGCTTGTGCGCCGCGTGCAGCTATTGTGTAGTCAACCATTTAAATCACCTAAAAATAAGGGACATTTTGACCGCCAAATTGATATGAGCCTGTTGGGCCTTGAGGCGCATACCTACTCATCATGTTATACGCCAGCGCATTACCCATACCGCTGTTTAATGCGTTACTGAGGGCTGATGTGCCGCCGACATAGCCAGAAGCTCTAGCTTGTCCGACATTCTCCATCGCTTGCCCGTATGGGTTAGCTGATGTAAGCGCCGCCATCGTTGGGATCGCGCCGGTGTATGCACCAGCGACTGTCGAACCAGCGTTTGACGCCATCGTGCCGAGGTTAGAGCCAACATTAAATTGATTACCCGACAGAGCGTTGCCCATGCTACCGGCGAGTTGTGAAGCTGTGCCCGCAGCGCCTGCGCCCGTGCCTGCAAGATTCTGAAGACCCTGAACTGCCTGCGCGCGGTTAGCCATAAAGCGATTATAGGCGTTAGTATATTCTTGACTGCCAGCCTCTTGACCATACCGCGTAGCAGCTTTTAACGCAGCGCCCGATCCAGCTAGGCCACCACCCCGCGCGGCGTTGAGCATCGCTTGCTCGCCTTGCTGTTGCCGGAAGGCATAGCCAGGATCCATCTGGAGTTGTTCATAGGTAGGCTGTTGCGTATACGCGCCGCCTTGACCAAAGAGCGACGCGAGCTGATTGGTAGCTCCAGCTCCTGCGCCCATGTATGGCTCTTGAAAGCCTACGCCCTGGCCGTAGAAATCGCGCGCCGTATCTGCGCCGAGTTTGCCTTGAGCTAGTAGATCCGCGCGGCCTTTATCATAATACTCACGCCCAGCCGCAGCGCCCTGTTCGGCCATGCGTTGAGCTTGAGCCGCAGCCTGTTGCTGCGCTAATAGCCCAAGCATACCCGACTGTTGCGCGGCCTGTTGCTGCGCTCCAGCGGCTTGCTTTGACCCCATGTAGCTTAGACCGCCTGAAGCTAAAGCGGAGCCACCTAAAAGGGCTAGTGTGAACGGATCCATAATGCCTCACTATAATACTAGGTCTTGATGATGTATAGCACGCCATAGTTCTTTGGCTTTGTTTCCGTGCCGCCGGTCGTGGATGTTTGAATATTGGCGGTGCCAGTAGCTGTAGTGGTAGAATAACCAGGGAATACGACAGATCCTGAAGTAGCTGTGGTATTCCAAGTAAGTCCACTATTACCAATATTTATCGTATGCGTATGACCGCTATCTGTATGCGTATGGTTTAGATATGTATCTGCCGCATAGGTGCCGACTGATGGGCCAACAGCGCCGCTTGACGATCCAGTCGCGTTAGTGCCTGTACCGCGAAGAAACATACCGCGAAGGTCAGGCACGTTAAACGTAGTCGTGCCGTTACCTGCGCCCCACGTCGTGCCAATAGCGGCAAAAAGAGTAGCATAAGTTGTCCGAGATACCGCAGAACCATCACAAGCTAACCAGCCTGACGGCGCTGTTGTTCCGGCAAAAGGTGCGATAATACCTGAAGGTGAGCCAGTTAATCCGTCAACATATCCTTTAGTAGCCGCTTGAAGAGTTGTTGTTGGGGCAGCGGGTAATACTATAGGAACAGTAGACGTAGCATCGGTAGAATTAATAGTTAATCGGGTCGCCGTATTAGTTTTAATTGTAAAATTACGGTCATTAGTGACAGCAAAAATTGAATCCGTAGCGTCCGCCGATATAGTCGTGCGCGATGTTCCTGCCGAAGATGAAATCTGAAATGTGCCGCCTGCAATATCAAGGGCATTTGCCGGTGTCGCCGTTCCAATACCAACTTGACCAGTTGTATCAATGATAAATGGCGTGGCGTCAGGATCCACCGAATCTTGAACTCTAAGAACAGGGCCAGAGCCTGTCTGAGTAATCGTTAACGCTGTTCCTGCCGAGTCAGAGTCAATCGTGACGTTACCAGACAAGACCGGCGACAGCGCCGTTGTTGGTGCGGATACGTTATCAACTGTCCAAATCTCAGTATTAGTTGAATCGCAAAGTTTGAATTTATAGGTAGATGACCCAAGCCAAATGTTGGCTTCGCCACGCGAATCTAAAACAATAGGGTTGCTATTAGCTGTCGCGCCCGTTGAGTCCGTATAAGTAGCTTGCGGTGTAGTCGTGCCAGCGGCGTAGGTATAGAGAAGACCGCCATTAAGCGGGACGCCAGCCGCGTCTATAAATTGAGCTTTGGCTGTGGGCGATACAACGGTCATTTAAACACCTACACAACTTGTTACGGTCAGGATGACCGAAGGAATAGCGGGGATATGCCCCGACGCGGCGGCGGCATAAATTGAGACGTTAGTATTGGTCGTTTCCCAATATAACTCAAAATAATCGCCGGAGTTAAGGTTTAGCAGAAAATTCCACGCAGCAACATAGGCACCGCTAGAACCAGACATTGTAATCTGCGTAGCAGAGGCTGTAACCGCCGTGCCATTAATAGCAGGCCATATTGTTACGTTCTTAGACGCGGCGTTAGTGCTAACAAATTGCGCGGAAAATTGTATGTTATAAGTAGCTGTATTATCTACATAAACGCGGGATATTGGTGTGCCAATATAGACGCCGTAAGTAAGATCAGTGCCTTGGTTATTCTTAGTCGTGGCGTTGTAGGTCATGGCGTAGGCGGTATTCGCCGCAGCCGCTGTTTGCGTCGCCGTGCTATAAAAAGATCCGTATCGTCGCCCTGCTTCAAGAGCTTGATACATATTAAAAAACCAACGATACCAAGGTCGATTAACAAACCCTGTCAAATCGTCGTTCATTTTAACGCGAGCGGCAGGAATTTGTGTGTTGTTATCGACATAATTAGGCATTGGTCGGACTCACATGCAACTCGGCCCCCATAATAGCGATCTTTACGGGGTCGGTGCCGGAGATCTCATATACTCTATCGCGAAGTTTTAATGTCATGCCAAGCCGACGCCAAATCGTGCGGTAGCCAGTCTGGCCGATCTGACCCATAGACTTCCAATGCTCATTTGACCAAGTGTGACCGCCATCATCAGACCAACGCAACATGACTTGTGGATTAGCGCCAACTGTAATCTGATAATTGGCGTAATCGCGAATTTTTAAAGGAGATCCAGCGCGGTCAAGAATATAATCATGTGCGCGATCATAAATATAAATAATGTCATTGACTTCCTCTTGGCTGTAGCCTGGAAGACCGACGCCCGCTTGACAATCTAACTGAAGACTATGCTGCGCTGTGCGGTTCAGATCGTTCTGGCCTGTCGGCAGCGCGCGCCATGACCGTAACCACTTTTGACGTGTTCCGGCTTCTGAATATACATTTAAATCATAGGCATAAAGCTCGCCTGTGCGGTAATCGCCGATGACAATTTCATTATTGAAATTCATTTGGCAGTTGCCGCGTGTCCGCGTGTAAGTGTCATTTTCCCAACCAGCGCGTTCATGCCATGCGCCCGTCGCCACGTCATAAACCCATGTCGTGTTGGCGGTCGGAAAGTTTAGGACATAGAAGCTGTGGCCGTCCTGTTGATAAGTATAACCGACCGCATCAGACAGGTTAGCGTATTGTTGGATCTGCCATTCAACCGCATGGGTAGAAACACGCTCGCCGCTATAGCCTTTTGAGCGGTAGACGATACCATTACCGCGCGCGTCAGCGCCGAGCCAGAACAAACCGTTGTCGAGCTTGGCAACTGAGTAGGCGGCAAGACAACCGATTTCATTAAACGCGCCTTGGATGCGCGCCATAGGAAAGTCAGGAAGACCAGCGTCATACCAGACTTCGACGGAATTAGTTCCAAATAGCCAGATCTCGCGGTGATCGACAATCAGTGTGACAAGATTGTCAGGCGAGCCTTCCGCGCTGGCAAAATACAACGGATCAATCGTTGTGCCAGTAGAATCCATAACCCAAAAGATCTGACTGTTTGGTTGATTAAACACGAACCAACCGTCGAGAAATCCACACCCAACCGCGCCTTCAAAAGGCGTTGTGAGCTGCGTAAGAAAAGGCGTAAATGTTAACGTAACGCCTGTATTGGTGGCAGTTGCAGCGGCAGACAATACAAAATGCGTCGCGTCCGTAACACTAGCAACCGTTGCGCCGGTTGGTATGCCTGTGCCTGAAACTGGTTGCCCAGGGTAAACATAAGCTGTGTCTGTGGTAACAACTGTTGTGCTTGTATTAGTGGTATTGCAAACTAGCGTTTGATACGTGCTATTATAGATATATCCATAAGTATCGGCGGCAATAAACATCTGACGACCATTATCGGTCATATTTACTTGCGTAGTGCCTTCAATAGTTCCTATTTCCGTAGCGTTAAATTCAGAGTCAATACGGTATAATTTTTTAGCCGAAATAGCATAGCCATAATTTACTTTAGTAGGTTCGCCAGGGGCAGGGGCTATAGCGTCGCTGTAAAACGTCCAAAGCCCGCGAACTGGCCCAGCGCCTAATGTTTGAAGATACCGCAGTCCTGGCGCTCGTTGAAGCCAAGCGGCTTCTTTGCCGCCTTCTGGTATAACCTCTGGGAAGAGATTGACCATGCGGCTGTCCGCCGCGTTTGGGCTTCTGGTTACATACGAGCTGCCTAAGATCGGCGTCTTCATCAGTAGTTGCCCGCGTAGATGTTATAGCGCTGACGTGTGCCGACGATGCTGTAAGGCAGAGCCATGATGTCGTCAGGATTATTGATACGCTTTAAGTCGCGCTTGCTATACATAGCAATACGGCTAACCGTCGGCGATGGCTCGATACCAAACTCAGGCGCTAACTCGCAGGCTAGATTGTAGCGGAAAGCGCGCAGATAACCTGGCGGGAAGAGAATCGAAGTCGCCAACGTCGCGGGCTGCGTTAGCCGTTCGACGGAGATGAAATGCCATTCCAGCAACCGCAACGGCACTGGGTAAACATACATTTCAATATTTGGGTAGCTCATATTTATCCACATGACCTGTGGATAAGTTGACGTTACTGTTTTAACAGCAATGCCATCATATTGTTGTTGATTGATAAACTTGATCCCGTAAGACACGTTGGTCTGTGGATCGCGGAAATAGGTTGAGTCATCTAATAGGACAGGGCGCTCGCCAACCACATCGCCGGTAGGGCCATAAGTGCGCGATATTTGACCCGCAGGCCAAAGATAGACATCATCTTTAGTTGAAAACACCGCCAAACGCTCAGTGTCCCAACTGTCGATCATTTGATTCAGCGCATACAGCGCGTCATTCGCTGTTTCTGACGAGGGCGTTTCGCCTTCGGCTAACACTCCTAGGAGCCTCAACGCTCCGCAAATCTGGTCGTATGCACTGTATGTCGTCATCTGGGTCGAACCTTATCCAGCCGTTCTCTTCGTCGGCTTCGGCCTCTAGGTCGAGACACGCCACTTTAACCCCATGTTCGGGGTGTTTCAAATAAATAACAGCCATTGGTTACTTTCTAAAGAAATACAGCGGCCCGTAGGCCGCTATATATTAAGAAGCAAGCAGCGGGACAGAATACCAGGTCGTCGCATCATAAGCGATGAGCAACGAAGAGGTATTGGCTGCAAGCACATAGTTGGAATCAACCGTGATTGCGTTGATGCCGTCGCCCGAAGCAGGCCATACTTTTAAAATAGCGGCTGCGCCATTTTTTAAGATGACCGTGCGGCCAGCAACCGCCGCAGGAAGTTTAATGCCTTTAGTGCCGTCTGCCGCTGTTACAAGCGTAAGACCGTCCGACACTGAAGCCGCGTCGGCTTGTGTCGAGCCAGTAGCCGCCACAGTAGCCGTCTTCAGATAAAGACCGCCTGTTGTGGTGAGATCGCCTGCGCTAACAGAAGTGGCGCTAACTGATGTAGCGCTAGAAACGGTGCCGCCGCTGATCGTTGCGCCCGTGATGGTTGTGCCAGCGACGAGTTCAGGATCAGAAAAAGCAACACCAACTGGTTTGGTGTTTGGCATGGAAATACCCTCTGGAAAGAGAAAGGCGGGCCGAAGCCCACCTTATTATTTCAGGTAAGCTGAGTATGCAGCGGTGCCCGTTTTGATAAAACGATACGTTGATCCGCCATACCGAGCAACAGTGCCAGAGCCGACGACGGTAACGCCTGTGCCACCTGAGAACGTAACAGTAGACGAAGCGCCGCTGTTATTGTTGTTGGTGATCGTTACTTCAAAAGTAGACCCGACTTTTGCGCTAGGCAAACCCGTGTCGATCAACGCAGCCGTAGGCGTCGTAACCGTAAGAGCGGCGTCGCTGCCCTTATTGCAAGAAATGATACCGCCAAGAAGCTGCGCGGCGGTCAATGTGATGTCGCCGGTAGCAGATGTAACGGTAGCAACTTGCATGTTAGCTTCGACAAGATTGCCTGCGCCGAGCTGATAGCCACCATCGCCATTTGGAATGGCGGGGGTTGGGCCAAACGAGTCAAGCGGATAAGCCGCATTTGCAGTAGTTGTAGCCATATTAATGAACTCCAAAAGATGAGATGTAAGAAGGGGCTTTCGCCCCCTCTATTAGCCCCAAAGGCGAACGGCCATCTGCGGACGAATCACGCTGTAGCCATAGAGCACGTCAATACGGCAAGGCAGACGGTCGTTGTTGATGTCATACTGACGAACAACGCGGAGCGAAATGCCATTGTGAACTTGACGGCTTGCCATATCGACGCCCTGCGGAAGCAGAAGGTCGGCGGTGGCGAAGGTGATCGCGTCGCGGTGATAGATCAAGTTCTGTGGATACTGCGTAGAAGCAGCGCCGAGGAACGTGACAGCCGCGCCGGAAACCGGCAGAGCGTCAACCGTGGCGAGAGCCTGTGAAGCCGAATACATCGCAGGAACAGTGACCGTAGCGGTCGTTGACGCCGTAACGTCAGCAAGAGCCACAAACTGATAGAGCGAGCCGGTTGATTCACGGGTCTGTGGGTTAACAGCGTAGACGCTGCCAATCGTAAAGACGTCGCCAGCTTTGATCGTCGTTGAGCCGAGGCCCGTAAGAACGATGCTGGTTGAACCTTCCGAAGTAACAGTCGTGCTAACCGTAACAGTGCCAGCGCGTGAGCCAGTCGTGAACTGCTTGATTGACTGAGACATGTTCAGCTCGTCGTAGCCGAGGATGCCTTCGCCAAATACACCGTTCTTGAACTGCTTCGAGATAGCCGACACAGGGTTGAAGAGGCCTTTCATGCCTTCGATCAAAGCAGCGTTAGCGGCTGGATTGACGGTAGCATAACGAGGCGACATAACCGCAGCGTTCTCGTTGAGCTTCTGTTGAGCCTGCAACAAAACGAGCGACGTAGCAGGCGTGGTGCCTGGGGTGCCGACCGAGTTGCCGATGTATTTGAAGCTGTTTGCAACGTCTGCGTCGATAGAAGACGCAAGCTGCGAAATACGAGGCTTCAGAACACGTTCAGCGAAGTCGTCCAACTGCATCGTCAGTTCGGCAGTCGTGAAGTTCACGCCGATGTGCTTCTGGCTGGAAACAGCGAGCGTGGTGTATTGCTCGTTGTCGTCCTGAACCTGAAGGGCAGCGCCGTCCGTGACCAATGCGCGGTCAGGAAGACGGATGCGGAGGGTCGAGCCGATCTTAGCGCCTTCTACAGCGAAAGAGTCGTCATACTGACGGTTTACAGTGCGCGTGAGGACAAGATTATTCTCAAGGATCTCAAGAGCCTTGCGAGTAATCATGTCAATTGTTAAAATTGAGTTTGACATGACCTAATTACCTACGGTTTCGCGCTTCCCACATCTTAATCTGTCGCAACCGTTCGTTTTCGATCCATTGAGATGTCGTCAAATCCTTAATAGATCTAGGATCTGTCGTGTCATACCTTGGGCCGGAACTTGACCGAGTAGTTGAGACAGGAGCAAGAGGAGCTGGCGCAGTTGAAGTGCGTTTTGTCGGCGGATCAGCAACCAATTTGGCTATGATCTTACCTATCTCCACGGCCTGCAAGATCGGCGGCAAATTGGCGATCCGATGAGCTTCTTTTGGATTGGATCCTAGGTGATAGATCACTTCGGGGCCAATATCTGAAGCTTGGATGGCTTGGGCCATATCGTTCGTTACGGGGAGGTTCGGATTATACGCGACTTGTTCAAAGTCATCGTATCGCTCACGCGCTTCCTCTTCACGATCTTTATACGACTCAAGCAGAGCTGCTTGCTGCCTTGCGGACTCTCGTTGAGCCAGAAGCTGTTGAGCTTTTTGCTCCGCTAATGCTTCCGCATAGGCTTGAGCGTTCTCAAAATCATCTGGCGCAGGTGGAGGTGCTACCGGCTTTTGTCTAGCCTGTTGCTCCGCAAGCAACTGTGCTTGCTCTCTTTCCCATTTGCGCTGTTCTCTTGCGAGGCGTTTGCCAACGATAGCGTCCAACTCTTCTTGAGTGAACGATTTCGTCGATTGTTCCTCCGGCGTCGTCTCAACAGATTCAGGTGCCGCCGTGGCTTCCTGTTCCGGCGCGGGGCTGATCTCCGCTACAGCCTGTTCTTCGTCGCTCAAGGCAACTTCCTTTCTGACCTAGCTATCCGGCTAGTCGGTAGTAAACATAATTACATAAACATCTATATAGCGTCAATGCTATTAGGATCACGCGGCCACTGAACTGTTGTAGCCGCCGTGATGAAAGATGTGATGTCAGTCGTCGCTTCAAGATTTGTGATAGCCAGCGCGCAAGTTGTCCGCACAGCCTCACGATAGGATGTCCAGTCAGCCGGAATCGGCGTATCGTTTTCTTGCTTACGGACGACCATCCAGTCAGACGTGGCGAGCATAGCGTAAGCCGTCTTCTTGAACTGCGCTGTCCAAGTCTTCTTTAGACCGTCAAGATCTTTCGGAATGGCTGTGTAGTCGCCGTTCTCGTTGGGGCCGCTGACCCAGTAGAAGCGGTCGTCAGGTCTGGGCTGAAGGGTTACTTCCGTAATTCCTATCGCTGCGCGATCTTCAGGACTTGCCAAGCGAAGCCAATTAGCCGGATAGCTTGTGCCATCATGCTCAAAGGGCGTGTCGAGTTGAAGGACTTTTCCGTCAAGTAAAAACATTATCGTGCCCTACTGATCTTAAAGGGGTTTTCGGCGAAGCAAGCGTAGATGTATGTAGCGCCGTTAGTATTCCATCCTGTATTGCTGTCTCTAATTTTGAAACCGTTCGATACAAAATCAAAAGGTGGCGTAGTATATGTTGCTTCGGCATTTGATAAGTTTGGGTATAAATCTAATGCGACGGCATTATAGGGACTTCGTGATGTATCCATAACATGCCAATATTCGCCCGCCGCTGATGACTGTTTAAACAACAACCATCGCGGCCTAAAGCCTGTATAAACAAACGGCCCATCAGTCGAGCCATTCCCCGTATAGCTGCCAAAGGCTGAATATCCGGCCACGGGAGCGAAACAGTAGGCTACGTAAGTATAGCTTGATGCGTTAATTCTTGTATCATTATAGACAGTAAAGACAGAAGATGTTGGTTCTGTATTATTCCACGTTGTGCTACTGGTTTGTTCGGCACCTGTAGTATTTAAATAAATGTATTTAGTCGCGCCGAGGCTTGTATGATAAACAGGCCAATTATCAGCATTGCTTCTTGTCTTAGCAATAATTAAAGATGGTTTTACCCCTAACCCGTGTCCAATCGTAGCCCCAATGGTTCCATTACCAGTATAAGTAACAACACTAAACCCTGCGCTTGTGTTGGCGCTTACTGTGCTTGTGATAGAGCCGGAGGTGTTGGATACGCCTGTGCCGTTGGCTTTCCATTGCCAGCCGACGAAGGTCGCACCATTTACGTTACCCGATGCTTCATTTCCGTATGTAAATCCAGTGGAGTTAAAAGACGTTAGCGTTTGAACATCGGTTCCTTCCGCTAAAGTGCTATCAGAAATCAAATATTTTGTGACGCCTCGAATTACGTCAAACAACGCGTTATTGCCAGCCGCTGAACGTTTTTTAACCCATACAAAATCTGGCTGAAACGTTGTGCCTATAGTATTGTTCGCGGAATTAGAAACAGTTATGCTAGTGCCATTACCCGTATAAGTCGTCGCAGCCATATACTGCGCGCCGTTGGTGATCGTCGGTGTGCTCAGATTTTGAGTTGTCAACGGAGAATAGCCGGATGGAATTGTATTGTTAAGCGGGCGTTGCCCTGCATTAAAAACAATTGTCCAACTATTCCCGCTTCCCGCAGTATTTCCGAGTTTAGGTTTCCATCCGCTTGATGAACTTGGCAACGTAAGTGCGCTATATGCGGTAAAAGATCCCGTGCCGCCTGTTTGCTTGTAAAATGTAACAGTGCCGCCAGTAGCGTCTAAGGCAACTCCAATGACATCATTAACACCATATGTCGCACCATATGCTGTCGCGGTGCCGCCGTCTGTTTGACTATTGCCGGTCGCTAAATAATAGACACCAGACGATGTATATCCTGTAATGCCATCAGCGCCTCTAGCAACACCAATACCTACACCATTAGATGTTGCTGCGGTTACAGTAACTTCCCAGTAATATTTACCTGATGTAACAGCTATAGATCCGGCTATATTACCATTAGGATTTGACCCTCCGGGCCAACCCAATAATATTGCAGTTAAATTACCATCTGATACGGTGTTATTATAGTTATCTAATGGATTTAATACGCAATAATTTCCAATATCGCCAGCCGCATTAGTTGGCGAGTCCAGCATCGAGTCGTATGTTGTGGCTGTCGAGGTGGTGCCAAAGTTATTCGTCGTCCAATAGTTTGTGTTGGTGCTAAAATCTTTACCGTAACCTGTGTTGCTGCCAGACGTCGCACCAACATCTGTGAATTTTAAATAAAAACCGTTAGTTCCGTAACTTGATACTGACGGTGTAATTGGTTGCCAGACACCATTCGTATCATACGCGCCAAATGAGCTAGGCGTTAGCGCAGAGCCATCTACAAAATTTACTTCGGCTAAATAGCCATCAAAATACCATGTTGCACCATTTTGGCGTCTACCAAAGGCCGCTGCATAAGTATTAGTGTTTATAGCTGTTGTTACACTAGAACCAGGATAAGTAGACGTAGAAAATGATGTTACCTGAACGCCATTAACGTATAGTGAACATCTATTTGTTGAAGTTCCTTGCGCGCTATCGTATATAAAAACAATATGATACCAAGCTGACGGATCTCGATATACTGAAGTTGTAATTAAATCGACATCACTTGTAGAACCATTAAGCGACGCGTTCATTCGCAAATTATCGCCGCTAGTAACAAAAATACTTGCGTAAGGAGCCGAGCCTGCATTCGCAGCGCCAAATAATGTCCTATCGACGCCTAATGTTCCTAATTTAACCCATGCGCTCCAAGTCCATTTAATTTGATTTGTAGGCGATCCTTGCGTTCTATTTAAATAAGTTGTTGAACCTGAACGAAAACGCAGACTTTTACTGACGGTGTAACCGCCAGCCGCAGGTGTGAAGAATAGATCCTTAGATGAAAACATTACGGTGTGAAGTTTTGGACGGCTGAACCATACCAGTTCGTGCCATCTGAGAAAAACGAGATAATGTCAGCTCTACCAACGGTAGCTGTGATCGTCGGAGCAGTGCTAGCAGGCCATTTGACGCTGGTAAATGTCGCCGTTGTTGCTGTGCCAGAGGCAGGTTGACGAACGATCAAGATGAAAGATTTACCTGCGGTGGCTGTCGGCATTGTTACAGTCAAAGCGGTTGCTGAAGTCAGTGTCAAGTTTTGGAATGTGCCATTGGCAAGATTCAACGTCACCGTAGAGGTGACTGTGCCAATGTTATAGTATGTCTCAACGTAGTTAGTGACTGTCGGATTCGACAGCGTAGGCGACGTGCCGAATACCAACGAACCAGAGCCTGTCTCGTCCGTAACGGCAGTAGCTAAATTGGCTGATGACGGTGTCGCTAGGAACGTCGCAACGCCACTGCCTAAACCACTAACACCTGTCGAAATAGGAAGACCTGTGCAGCTTGAAAGTGTGCCACTTGAAGGCGTTCCAAGAGCGCCGCCGTTAACGACAAACGCTCCAGCCGAACCAACGTTAACGGCTAAAGCGGTCGCTACGCTTGTGCCAAGACCACTAACACCTGTGCTAACAGGCAAACCCGTGCAGCTTGAGAGCGTGCCACTAGACGGTGTGCCTAACGCTCCGCCATTAACAACAACAGCGCCTGCCGTTCCGACATTGACAGCTAATGCGGTCGCTACGCTTGTGCCAAGACCCGACACGCCGGTAGAGATTGGCAGACCTGTGCAGCCCGAAAGTGTGCCGCTGGAAGGTGTGCCTAACGCTCCGCCATTAACAACAAATGCTCCGGCAGATCCCGTATTAACCGCAAGAGCAGTTAGGACGCCCGTGCCGGTCGTTGTGCCAGACAGCGCGTTTGTGCCGCTGTAATAGGTGATCTGACCGATTGTGCCGGTGTTAATCGTGCCAGATGGAATAGCAGCCCATGAAGTGTTGCCAGATCCGTCCGTTACAAGGCCATAGCCGTTTGTTCCTGGGCCAGTTGGCAGCGTTAACGTCCAAGCAGAGGCGTTGTTACCTGACTTCAAGCTAACAGAATTGGCGCTGGCTGAATTATAAAGGCTGAATGTGCCTGTAGAGGTAGAAGCGACACCAAGACCAAGCGTGTAGGTCGTCTTGTCGTAAGTAAAGGCAGGCATACCGCCAAAGGTAGCGGAATCGTTAAACTGAACCTGCGTGTTAGACCCACCGGGTGACCCACCGCCTCCACCACCACCTGCCGCCCAAGATAGGACGCCAAGACTGTCAGTTTGGAGGTAGTAACCGTTGACAGGTGCAGCCGCAGGGAAGGTCAGCGTGTAATTTGCGGCGGTGGTATTTGATGATTGCAGCGTAACCGTATTGGCGCTTGTGTTGGATAGAACCAACGTGCCGCGTGTCGAGCTAGACGTGCCAAGCGTAACCTGAGACGTGAAAGTTGGGCTGGTTGCAAAGACTAGAGGCCCAGACCCTGTTTCATTTGTGACAGCCGCCGCGAGATTCGCGCTCGTCGGCGTCGCCAAGAACGTCGCAACACCTGTCCCAAGGCCGTCAACGCCTGTGCTAATAGGTAATCCCGTCGCATTTGTCAGAGTCCCTGACGATGGCGTGCCTAATGCACCGCCATTAACAACGAAAGCGCCCGCAGAGCCGACATTTACTGCTAATGCAGTCGCCACGCCCGTTCCAAGACCACCAAGACCTGAAACTGGGTAGCCTGTGCAGTTTGATAGATTACCTGACGATGGCGTGCCAAGCGCGCCATTAAACGTAACAAACGCGCCCGCAGAGCCGACATTGACAGCCAGAGCCGTCAGAACGCCCGTGCCTGTGCCTGTCAGACCCGTCGAGATCGGCAGACCAGTGGCGTTCGTGAGCGTGACAGATGATGGCGTGCCAAGTGCAGGGCTAACAAGCGTAGGGCTGGTCGCTAAGACGATGCTGCCAGAGCCTGTCGTCGTGTTGCCAAGCGCCGTGACCGTGCCGCTCGTTGGGAACGTCAGCGTTGTCGCGCCGGAGAACGTAAAAGTTGCGCTGTGAGCGCCAGATGTCGCAAAAGTAGAGCCATCAGCCAGCGTGAGCGTTGCGCCCGTGGCTGGAGCCGTCATCGTAATCTTATTGACCGAGCCACTTAAGAGCAAATTACCGCTTTTATCGACGGTAAATGACCCTGTAGACGCCCCTGTAACAGTCAAATTAAGCAGTTTGGACGATGAATCAGAACCAGAGTTGGTAACGGCTAATTTAATGCCGTTCCAAGTCGTTGCAGCATCATTCCATGTGTCGCTAAGATTATAAATAAAGGCCATTTAGATTACTCGAAAAGAATAGTAACCACAGGATTTGTGCCGCCGAGAACAACATAAAGGCCGTTATTTAGACTAATGCCTTCCGCCGTAAAAACGTAATTTCCAGGCGTTGCAGCCGTAAATTGCGCGATAACAACAGGGTCGTTGGTGTCGCCGTCAGGCGTATCGTAAACAGCAACCGTCGGCGATGAGCCAGAGCTGGCAAAAATACCTTTTAGCTTGCCAAGACCAACTTTGACCTGCGATGATGCGGTCAGTTTTGTGTAATAAGCCATGATTTCCTCACGCTAGGAATTTCAATTTATACAGGGTTTTGAGATAAAGACCAACTATCTCGTCGATAATGTTTTGGATCGCCGTATCGTCCTTTTCACAGACTTTATAACGAAGATCCTCGACATCTTTCAGTGAATCTTCAAGAAACTCGACAACATTGCCCGTTTTCTTGGCCGAATGGAGCGTAATCGGCCCGATCAGTCCATGACGGCCTTGATATGCTTCAGCTAAATCGTCCGCTAAGTCGATAACTTTGCTATAAAAACCGCCCAAAGCCTTATGTTTTGCATAAGAACGGGTGTTTAGATGCACGCTGTGAGTCACATCGCGGGCTAAGAAGAGGTGGCCTATGAGATCCCCGCAGCTCATTATTCTAATCCTGGCAGTTGTGGTTGCATCGGCGTGTTACGAGGCACAATATCGCCCGTATCCATAGCCGCTGCGACCGTTCCCATTACAATGTCTTGGATCTGTTCAGGCGACAGTCCGCTTTGCATGGCCTGAAGACGTTTTGTCTCTGCGTCATACGCCTTAATCTGCGTATTTTGCTCGTCAATCGCCAGTTTCTGCATGTCGTAGCTTTGCTGCAACTGTTGCACCAACGCCGCAGTCTGTTCCATCTGGTTCGCCATGTCGTTCATCTGAGCGCGCATCATCTGCGCTTCTGGCGACTCATCTGTATTATCCAGAACCTTTGGATCAAGCGTCTTGGCAAAGCGCGCCGCCATTTCCTGCGCTCCAGGCCAGTCCATGTTCTTGATGAACAAGTCGCCTGCCACGCCCCAGAGCTGCGGGTTAGTCTGCAAGATCATCTGCATTGCTTCCATCGCCTCTTGGCGCTTGGTTGCGTAGCTTGGGCCTGTCGTCACCACCACGTCGTATGTGCCGACTGATGGGTTGTAGATCTTTTCAATGTCCAGACCCGTGATCGGATCCTTAATGACGCGCACTGGTTCTGGCTGATTCGGGTTGATTTTCACCATACCCACTTCGCCGTCGAGTCCTACGATTCTCGCAACACGTTCCGTGTCATAGATCTTAGGGATCAGATCGACGAGTTGTCTTGTCGTATATCTGACCGCACGCGCGAGATTGTCCACGTAGTGATACGTGGATGTATCGCCTTGGTTTTGCCGAGCCAGAATCGCACGACCCGTCCTCTCGTTACTGGTCGCACCAATGGAGCTGTCGTATTGACCCGTGGTGGATTTGATATCTTCCCCAGCGCCCATTTTGGCCTGGATAAGGCCGGTTTGCGCCATAGGTGGC